CAGAGCCGATGGCGAAGTTTTGGAAGTCGCCGACGAGAATCTGCTTCGCGGTGACGGCGTTGGTGGCGATGGCGTTCGACGTCACAGTGCCGTCCACGATCAGTTCCCCGGCGAGGCGCCGGCGGCCGACGATGTTGTAGAACCCGGTCGAGGCAGTGCCCGAGGCGATGATGACGTGCCAGCGGGCGAACGCCGCACCGGCAGGGACCAGCGCATTGCCTTCGAACCGGACCCCGGACGCTGAGGTGCTGGACTGAGGCGCGCCGACGTAGTTGATTCCAGAGCCGCCCGCCAGGCCGATCTTGTTGGCGTCGGCAAACTCGTAGCGCAGGTAGGCAGGGGCGGTGCCGGAGCCGCGGTACAGGGTTGCGCCCATCCACAGGTTCTCGCCCGGGGTGACCGCCATGTACGGGCCGTAGGCGCGGGACTCGGAGGTGCCGTTGGTGACGCCGAACCGGGCGCCGGTGGTGTCGAGGCTGGAGGGCACGATGGCCATCTGGCCCGTGAGGGACCAGTCGGTCGGGGATTCGGCCAGGGACGGGGCGAAGTTCGTCAGGTCCGTGATGGTCATGTGCCTGGCGCTGATCGAGCCGGTCATGATGTGGTTGCCCTGGATGGTGCCGTCCACGATCAGCCGGCCGATCCCCATCAGCTCGATGGCCGGATCCGAGAACCGTACAGCATCCGTCATCGAGGCCTGCTTGTACAGCCCCAGCGCCAGCCCGCCGTCGAGCACGCCGGTGCTGACAACACCGGTGATCTCGGTCCAGGTGTTCGCCGGAATCGCGGCGTTGTTGCTGATCGGGTTCGGCGTGACGTTGTAGTAGGCGGTGCCGTCCAGCGGGTACACCCGGCCGTAGACGGAGACGCCGCCGACGGGGATGGTGGTGTTGGCCCGGACCCACGCGCTGACCCGGTAGGAGGAGTTCGCCCGCACCGGGGTGCGCCGGTCCGCGTCGGTGAGCCCGTAGTAGGACCCGTTCTGGATCGCGGAGGCCGGAATCAGGACGGAGCCCTGCCCGTTCTTGCCGGTGGCGGTGCCGCCGAAGGTGATTCCCCCGGAGCCGGCAGACCAGCCCGCCGTGTCGATGATCTTGGGGTCGGCGAACATGTTGGCGGTGGAGCCGATCTTGATGTGGTCGGCGTCCAGCGTCATGGTCTTGATGTAGATGCCGCTCAGCTCGCCGGTGGTGACCTTGCCGATGTCAAGGGAGCCGATGATGCCAGAGGCGGCGGTGATGGTGCCGGTGACCATGTCCACGGCCTCGATCTTGCCCGCGGAGAGCCAGCGGGTGCGCATGTCCAGCGCGTCCATGCGCTGCGCCGACATCGTCCCGGTGGTGATCTTGACCGCGTTGATGTTCCCGAAGGTGGAGTCCTGGAGGACGCGGATGACCCAGTCCTTGGAGCTGTTCGCCACCCACTGGGTGATGATGCGGTCGGTGTTGTTCGCATCGACCTGCTGCCAGATGGCGCCCGGCGCGGTGGCCTTCGTTGCCGGGGCGGGCGAGGTGGAGATGTTGACCATGTCGACGGCGGTCTGTCCGGCAGTGGTTGCGGTGAGCTGGGCGTCGGCAACTGCCTTGTCCACCTCGGGGACCCAGGCGGACCCGGACCAGATGTTGACCTGGGTCTGGCCTCCGGTGAGCTGCTTGAACCAGACATCACCGATCTTGAACCCGGACCCGGACGGTGCGGTGGCGGTGTAGTAGATCGCGTTGTTCCGGGTCGCGGCGGTCTGCGCGAGCCCGGCGTTGGTCAGCGCGGTCTGCGCATCACCGAACGCATCATCGGCCTTGGTCTGCGCGGCGGCGGCGGCGTCCAGCGCGGCCTTCGATTCCGTGATGTCGATGAACCGGAAGCCGTCAATCTCGAACGTGTTACCCGCGGCGGCGAGCAGGGGCACCCGCACCCCGCCCCGGGCCTGCACGACATCGGCGGCGGTGATGGTGTAAATCTGCGCGAACTTCGTCCACGTTGTCGTGGACAGCGCAGACAGGAACACCTTCGGGTAGGTCGCGCCCGCCGCCGAGGAGCCCAGCACGGGGACGTTGGTGGTCGTTCCGGCGGTATTGAGGTACGAGGCGTACATGCCCACTTCGAGGTCCGCATTGGCGGCCAGGATCGCCTGATCGGCCCTGATCCAGTATTCGACGTAGTAGGTCCGGCCGGTGCTGGAGGCCACCCAGTCGATGAAGGCGCTGGCGTTCGTCGCTGTGGTCGGGGAGCATTTGAGCACATTGGTGCCCGAGCGCGCCGTCGTCGCTGACGCCTGCACCACCGCGAGGGTCCGGGTCGGCCAGCCCAGCGGCGGGGAAGTGATGGGGGTGTCGTCAAAGTTGCCGTTAACGGCGAGGTTCACCCCAGCGGCGATCTTCGCATCCACCACGGCCCGCGCCCGGTCGGCGGCAGTCTGTGCCGTTCCCGCCTTGGTGTCTGCTGCGGCGGCGTTGGCCAGCGCGGTGGAGGCGTTCCCGGCGGCAGTGTTCGCGGTGCCCTGTGCGGCGAAGGCATCATCGACGCCTTTCTGGATCTTCGCGTTCGCGGACGTGTCCAGCTTCGCCAGCGACACGATCTGGTCCTGCAGCTTCGCCTGCGTCACGGCGTTGTCGGCCAGCTTGGTGCTGTTGATCGCGCCGTTGAGGATCGAGGACGCGCCGATGTTGGTGATCACGGTCGTGGCGGCGTCGATCCGGGCCAGGATCACATCATCATCGACCAGCGGGGATCCCACGGCGGAGGCCTGCGCGCTCCACGCCGACTTGTTCCCCGAGGTGTCCACCGCCATTAGCCGGTAGAACTGGGGGGTGTTGTAGGGCACCAGGGTGTCGACAAAGATCTGCGCCCCGCCCGGGGCCATCCGGCCGATCTCGGCGGTGGGGGAGGGGTTGGGCCCGCCCGCGACGATGACGTAGTCCAGGTCCAGCGGCATCGTGGCGCCGCCGGCGATCTTCCCGTCCCAGGCCAGCTTGATCGTCTTGCCGAAGGCGGTGGCCGTGGGAGTGGACGGCATCCCGGGGGCGGTGGTGTCCGAGAGCATCGTGACGGTCTTGACCGCGGAGAACTCCCCGGGCTTGACCGAGAGCAGCCCGATGGCGCGGGCCTTGAAGTCCCAGACCGCGCCGGGGACGGCGCCGAACCACTGCAGCGCGGAGATCTCGGCAGTGACCAGCCGGACGAAGTTGTTGGTGCCGGTCCGGCCCCACAGCTCATAGCTCTCGATCCCCATCGGCAGCCCGTCATTGCCCACCGTGACGTCGGGGAAGTCCACGATGACCCCGGCGCCGAAGCGCTTGTCCGGCCCGAGGGCGATGTAGGTCTGCGTGGTGAGCTCGATCGGCGGGGCCGGGACGCGGTTGCGGTCCTTGTTCGCCTCTTCGATGATCTGCGGAATCCTGTCATCAATCATCCCGCTGGCCCTGCCCGCAGCCTGGCGCGTTTGGAGCATTCCGCGCTCGATAGTGCGCATCCACTCGCGTGTATCGCGCGGGCTGAGACCTGTCATCCTGTGACTCCGATGGTGTTAGTGCTGATAGTGCGTCCGGTTACTTACTACTCCGCATAGATTGTCTCCTGCGGTGCGGGAGAAAGCGTTACCTTGATGTTCTCTCCACCAGCAGCAGTCTCCTCAACTTGCATATTATCGAGCTTCTGCATCTGACTAACGCTCCGACCCGGGAGAGTTGCGCTGAGGGGAATCCAGATTCCGGGCACAAGATCAGAGATAGCGAGCGATCCAGCAGGATTCAGTGAGGTGTTATCCGGCACGCGGACCACCAGCGGCGGCCGGCTGCCCTGCGCCCAGGTCCGGCGTGCCTGCGAGACCAGTTCCGCGGTGCTGGGGACGTCGTCCGGGCCGACCGGGTTGTTGGGGTCCGGCTCCGCGTTCTCGTCGTAGGCCTGGAAGAGCATCTCCCACTCCCCGTAGTAGGGATCGTCCCCGCCGTAGGTGCCCCAGTGGCCCTTGCCGTCGGTGAAGGTCACCGCGGTGGCCAGCTCCATGCCGTACTGGGTGATGATGGGGTCCCCGATGAAGTCCTTGGCCGTGACCTGCGCGGTCTGCCCCAGCGGCTGGTGGACGTCGAAGAAGATGATCTTGCGCCCGACCACGGTATAGTCCAGCCCGCCGCGGGCCGCGAGCGCGTCGATGTGGTTGAACACGGTGGACTCATACGGCAACGTGTGGCTCGAGGTCCCGGCGTCGGTGACCCCGGGGGAGGAGGCGTAGACGTACTCGACCCAGGGCAGGATGTTCGCCGGGGGGTCCAGCGCCTCCTTGCGGGCCATCTCCGCGTTCATGATCCGCTTCACCCGGTCCAGCGCCAGGCTGTTGTTCGGGTGCCGGTTGTCGTACTCCGCGCGCATGATGGTGCGGTTGACGTAGTGCATCACGTCCCGGGCCTGCAGCTCGATGGTGGAACCCTCGGTGGTGATGTGCGTCAGCGGCCCCTCCCAGACCCGGTCATCGCCCCGGAAGAGCACCAGCTCCGCCCGGCCGGACTCGGCCAGCCCGACGGAGGTCAGGCACTCCTTGGAGGGCACCGGGATCCGGACCGTGGCCTGGCTGACATCGTCACGGCGCCGTTCCCAGCGCACCAGCGAGAGGTTCCCCAGCGCCCCGATCTTGCGCACCCCGCCCCGGTCATAGATGAAGGCCTTGTGCTGTTTGCAGCCGAGCATGGCTCAGTCCCTTACGTAGACGTCGAGGAGGACCGTGAGCCCGGTGTTGCCGGTCATCATGTCCACGGTCATGGTGTAGCCCTTGTGGCCGCTGAACTCGGCGAAGCTCAGCGGCTTGCCGTCCGCGCCGTAGACCAGGTGGCCCGCGGGCACGCGCCGGCCGTCGGCGAGCAGCACGGTGATCTCCTCGCGGATGCCGTCGATGGTCAGGGAGGCGTTCACCGGCAGGTAGGAGACCATGAACTCCCCGGCGTAGCCGCAGCCGGTCAGCGGCCCGGAGTCGTCGTAGAACCGGATGCGCACCTGCTGGAGGTCGTTGGAGCCGGTGAGCACCTTGATTACCGGCACCGCGCGCCCGGCCTGCTTGGTCAGTTCCTCCGGGATGGTCAGCACCCGCCGCTTCCAGGAGGACACCGTGAGGATGTTCGGCGGCTTGATGTTCGGCGGCAGTGGCGGCTTCTTGATCGCGGTGAAGTACGGGTCGTTGATGAACCCGGAGTAGGGGTCGGTGGAGGCCGAGCAATCCTCGCCCGCCGCGTCGGTGTGCGTGGTGGTGGAGACGTCCATGTCCAGCGAGCCGACCCGGACCGGTTCGGTGAAGCCCCACGGCACCCCGGCCCGGAGCACGAACTCCACGGATGCCGCGGCCCCGCGCCTGGAGGGCCACTCCTTGGTCACCAGCGGGCCCTCGATCACCTCGACCCGGTAGAAGGTGCGCAGCAGCTGGGAGGCGGTGCGGGAGACCGGCAGGGCCGAGAAGAAGGTGGCCTCCCGGTCCAGGCAGTGCACCCCGGCGTTGGTGGAGTCCTGCGCGGAGTCCGCGTTCTCCAGCTGGTCTTTCAGCCACGCGATCCCGGCCGCCAGCGCCTCCTCGTCCGCGGCCACCGCCAGGGTCTTGACCTGGATCTCCCGGGAGCCGTGCCGGGGGGAGGTGTGCACCGAGCCGTTCCCGGTCAGCTCGGTGGTCTCGACCTGCCGGGTGGAGTCGGTGGCCCCGGCCAGCCCGAGCGGCAGGAAGCCGTAGAACCGGGCCGTCTGCGGCTGGGTCGGCTCGTACCACGGGGCGGCGTCAATCGCCGGGGTGTTGTAGCCGGTGGCGCCGAGCGCGTCGTGCAGCCCGGTGAAGTCGCACTTGACGTCGAAGCCCGGCAGCAGCGTGGTGATGTACTTCTTCACCCGCGCCGCGTTGAGGATTTCGGTACCGTCCAGCGAGAGGTAGCCCCTGTACATGCGTGTCTCCTACAGCCCTGAGTTGTTGATGAGTGCGTCGACGACCTTGTTGGCCGCGATCTCCGGATTGGTGACCGGGGAGACCAGCTGGATCGCGCCCTCGTTGAGCACCAGCGAGTTTCCGGCGGTGGGGGGTGGGGTCCCAACCCCCCTGGAGAAGGCCCCGGTGGCGACCTTGGCCGAGAGGGTGGAGTCCGGCGTGATCTCCCCCAGCGCCTTGAGCACGGTGGACTTCTCCGCCTTGAGCCCCTGCGCCAGGCCCTTGGCCGCGTCCTCCCCGGCGATGACCATCTTGGACTTGTCGAAGCCGCCCGCCATCGCCGCGGCCATGCCCGAGACGAAGTCCATCACCGGACCGAACTTGTCCTTGAGCGAGGACTCCAGCCCGCCCATGATCGCCTGGCCGGCGGGGATCAGCAGCTTCTTGTCGTAGCTGATCGGGCCCTTGTGGTCCGCGATCCACTGGCCGATGCCGCCGACGAAGTTGGTGACGTTGGTCCACGCGTTCTTGAGCCCGTCGAGGAAGCCGTTGAGGATCGCCTGGCCGGCGCTGATGAGCAGGTTGCCCAGCCCGCCGAGCGTGCGCTGGATCCAGCCCGGCAGTCCGCCGATGAAGCTCTGCACATTCCGAATGCCGCCGGAGACCGCGTTCACGATGTTGGCGAAGGCGCCCCGGATGATCCCGAGGGCCGCGTTGAAGCCGTTGGAGAAGAAGTTCCGGATCGCATTGATCCCGTTGGAGACGAAGTTCTGGGCGTTGGAGATTCCGGCGCGGATCGTGTTGACGATGTTGACGAAGGCGTTGCGGATGAAGCTCCAGATCGCATTCCACACCGTCGAGATGAAGGATTTCACCGCGTTGAAGCCGTTGGTGATATTGGTCCGGAAGTTGGTGACTCCGGTCCTGACGACATTGAGAATGAAGTTCCAGACCGTCCTGAGCACGGTGAGAATCCCGTTCCACACCGTGGAGATGAAGGACTTCACCGCGTTGAACACGGTGGAGACGGTGGTCTGGATGGCCTTGAACCCCATCGCCGCCGCTTCGCCGGTGTTCTGCATGATCATCTTGAAGAACGCGACGATGTCGCCCCAGAAGGATTTGAAGAACCCGCCGAGCGCGCCGAGGCCCTTGACGATGCCGCCGATGAGCTTGACGACGAAGAACAGCTGCACCGCGTTCCACAGGAACTGCACCGCGCCCATCAGGATCTGGCCGATGTTGGCCCAGATGGTGGTGAACATGGTGCCCAGCGCATTCAGGGCGCCGGGGATGTCGCCGGAGAAGATCTTCGAGAAGAAGGTCCAGAAGCCGACAACGACGGCCTGGATGATGTTGAACACGCCCATGAACACGGCGGAGAAGCCCTGGATCACCCCGACCACGTTCTGGATCACGCCGACGATCAGCACCCCCAGGATCGGGGCGAGGATGCCGACAATCACGCCCACCACCTGCCCGATGACGGTGATCACCGGGGTCAGCGCGGTCACGATCTCGTTGATGGCCGGGATCAGCACCGGCGCGATGACGTTGACCAGGCCGATGATGGCGTTCACGATCGGCATGATCGCGCCCATCAGCACCACGAACAGCGGCGCCACCGCGGTCACGGCCTGCCCCAGCAGGGTGCCGATGGTGGTGGCGAGCTCGAAGATCGGCGGGATCAGCGGCAGGATCGACTCCAGCACCGGGCCCAGCGCCGCGACCATCTGCGTGGCCACCGGGGAGAGCGCGGTGACCATGGAGTTGAAGCCGGGCAGGATCTGGTCCTTGATCGCCGAGACGATGGGACCGGCGAGGTTGTCGTTGATCGCCTGCGCGACGGGGGTGACGGCGGTGATGAAGTTCAGCACCGCGTCCCGCAGCGGGATTACCAGCTCCTGCATCTTGATCGACATCTGATCGAGGATCGGGCCCAGCTGGACCGTGAAGGCGGCGACGACGTCGGCGACGTTCTGCACGATCATCCCCAGCAGCGTCATCACGTTGCCGAGGGAGTTGGCGAACGGCTCGATGGCCGGGGCCAGCTTGTCCACCGCGATGGCGATGGAGGTGGTGAAGTCCACGATGCCGCGCTGGACCAGCGGGTTCTGCAGCACCTGCCCGATGTAGCCGATCACCGTGCCGACCGCGGTGCCGATGGCGGCGAGCCCGGCCTGGATGGAGGGCATCACGGAGGCCAGCGCCGGGCCGAGGTCCCGCAGCCCGGTCCCGACCCGGGTGACCAGCGTCAGCATCCCGGAGAACAGCTGCGTCATCGTGGTCTGCGCGCCCGCGGACTGCATCGCCGCCGCCAGCCCCTGCATGTTGTCGGCGAAGGTCTTGAGCCCGCCGATGCCCGCGGCGGTGAAGGCGGTGTCGAGGGCGTTGAAGATGCCGAACACGCCGTCGATGGCGCGGCCGATGTTCTTGAAGCCCTCAATCATGGCGTCGATCCAGCCGAGCAGCCGGCCGTCCGCGGCGGCGGCGGTGATGAAGTCGTTGAAGCCGTTGGCGAGGTCCACGATCCACTGGCCGAAGCGCTCGAAGTACATGGAGGCGGCCAGGCCCAGGGTGGTGAAGGCGACGACCAGCGGCTTCATTGCCCCGCTGGCAATGGCGATGCCCTTGTTCATGGAGTCGAACATCTGGGTGATGAAGCGGGTGGGGATTTGCTTGACCGCGGTGGCCAGGGAGGCGAACATCCCGCCGAGCGCGGTGGCGGTGCCGTTGAGCCCGGTGGTCAGCGTCGGGAGCAGGGTGTTGACCATGGCGCGGATCGGGTCCGCGGCCTGCTTCCAGAACTTGGCGCTGATCGAGTCCTGCAGCTTGTGGAACTTGGGGGCGAGGTCGGCCAGAACCTTGTCCATGTCCTGGAAGGCGCTCTTGAGCACCAGCGCCTGGATGATGCCGCCGACCAGGAAGCCCGGGGCGGCGACGGCGAGCCCGCCGAGCACCACGCCGAGGTCGGCCGCGACGGTGACCAGCGAGCCCAGCGCGGTCACGCCCACCGAGGCCATGGTGGCGAGCTTGGTGGTGGTCAGTGCGGACCTGACCGCGATCCGGTCCAGGTTGTGGATGAAGTCCAGACCCTCGCGGATCATGTCGCCGAAGATGTTGATGCCGGCAAAGCCGCCGAGGTGTTCGCGGAAACCCCTGGTGGCCCGGAATACCCCGGCCAGGATGGTGCCGAACCGGGCCGCGCCGCGGCCGTGGCGGCGGAAGGCCCGCTCCCCGACGGTTCCGGAGCGGTCGATTTCCTCGGTCTGGTGCTCCAGCACCGTGGTGGTCTCCGTGATGGATCGTCGGCGCTCCTCCTCCCCGGCGATCCAGGCGGCGACGTCGTCGCGCATCCGGTCGGCATTGTCCTGGGAGATCCGGCCCATGGAGTACATCTCGCCGTTGACCTCGGCGATCCGGTCCCGCATCCCGTCCAGGCTGTCGAAGCCCTGGGCGAACCTGGTCCAGTCCATGTCGTTGACGGCCCGGACCATCTTGGAGAAGTCGGAGTTGAGGTCATCCATCTTGTTGGCCCGGAACATCGCCTCGAAGCTCTTGTTGTACCGGTCCTGCGCCTCCTGCATCCGGGCCATGTCGAAGAGCAGCTGCTCGTTCTCCAGCCGGCGGGCCTCGGCGGCGTCGGCTCGCCCCTTGGCGGCGTCCTTCTCGGCGAAGAACATCTGGTGCTGGGCCTTGACCGCATCCCCGATCTGCTTGGTGATGGCCTGGTACTGGCTCTCGGTGGCCTTGCCTGCGGCCAGCGCATCGTTCATCAGATCGAGGATCTTCTCGTGCGCGGAATCCAGGTCGGTGGAGTCGAATTTGCCGAAGGCCTTCTCCCAGTCAAAGGGGTTGCCGCTGTAGATCGCGTCCAGCGTGGAGCCCCACTTGTCCTGGATGTCCTTGAAGCCGCGCTTTTCGAAGCCCTCGCTGATGGAGTCGGCCAGCTCCATGCCGAAGGCCTTGCCGGCGTCGTCGGCCTTGCCCAGATCCCTGCGGAAATCGGAAAGGTCACCGTGGACCGAGATGTATGCGTCGGCTACTTCGCGTCCAAGACCCACGGTGACCTGTTCCTTTTCATTTGTACTGCTAGAGGTTTTTCAGCTGGTCGCTTTCGCTGGCGTCCATGTCGGTGCCGCGGCTCTGGCCCGGAAGCGGGGAGTCCAGCTTCTCCAGCCATTTGCGCGCGTCCTCCTCGGACTGGTGCTCAAGCGCCCAGACGTAGATGACGTTTAGGAAGCTCGGCCACGGGAGGGAGAGGAGGTCGACGCCTTTGCCCGAGTACTCGCCGTCGATGCGCGCCCAGTTTTGCGCCGCGGTGATTGAAAGTCGGACGGCAGCTTCGAAGCTTTTCCCGACCACTCCTCGGTGATGTACTCCCAGAGGTCGAACAGGCCACCCTCCTCCTTGAGGTCGAAGCCCGATTCGGAGTCGAGCATCTGGTCCTGGAAGTAGCGCTGGGTGTCGGAATCCCCGAGTTCGATGAACAGGTGGATGAAGGTGCCGGCGGCCTTGAGGCTCATGCTGCGCCCGCCCATGGCGAGCATCATGGCCTGCTGTGCATCGTTGGGCTTGTAGAACTTGACCTTGGTTCCGTTGTGCAGGAACTCGATCGCATCGTCCTCGTTGCGGGTGCCGGTTCCCGGCTTCGCAGCTGTTACAAATTCTTTCATGGGTAATCTCCTATGTTTCCGTCTCCGGAGTGGCGGATAGTTTCGCCTGGATTCAGTGTATTGGCACTACAAGCGTTGGGCCGCCATTGATGCAGCCAAGCCTTCTGTGAGGAATGGCTTGGCTCGCTGGCCCCTAACGGCATCAGCACGGAACACACCCTTGCCTCGCGCCTGCTGTTTAAGACTGCGACTGCCCCACTCTGCGAGCTTTTGTGCACCCGCACCGGAGAAAGCGATGTTGGTATGCGCCGCTTTCCGGCTCTTAGGGACGACCATGTGGGGATGACCGCCGATCCAGCCGGCGCCGTTGTTCGCGGTGCCGTCGTGGAAGAAGATGGCGTGCTTGGCGGACGCCCCCGCGCGCGCCACGCCCTGCAGCGGCCCCTCCAGCTTGGAGCGGTTCCACCACAGCGAGCGCAGCAGGCGGCCGGAGCGCACATGCCCGGCGGAGATGTAGGAGACGCCATAGGCCTTGACCCCGCGCGCCACATCGTTGAGCAGGTCCGCGGCGGCGCCGCCCTCACGGATGTAGGACTGCACCGCCTCCTCGTGGATGTCGGTGTGCGAGAACGCGATGAAACGGGCCATCAGTCGTCCCCGTCCCCGCCCACCTGCAGCGTCCAGGTCCCGCCGAGCACGCCGCCCTCGGGGCCCTGCGGGGTGTAGTCGCCGAGCACCAGCTGCGGCAGGTCCGCGGCGCGGATCGCGTCGTACATCATCTGCATCTCCTCGGCCTGGCGCATTGCGGCCTCGAACTGCTCCACGTCGGTGGGCAGCACGAACTTGTTCAGCGAGTCCGTCATCACGGGGGCCGGACCCAGCATCACCAGCTCCACCGTGTAGGCCAGCGAGTAGCCGCAGTTGTTCATCCCGACATCGGCGTTGGGGAAGGAGACGGTGGGGTTGGTGGCCACCAGCCGGACCCAAGCCATTCCCTCGCAGCCGGCCTCCGGGCCAAAGTCCACCGCCACCGCGGCTCCCGGCTGGATCGTGATGGAGCAGTAGTCGTCCTCGCGGCCCTTGGCCCTGATCTGCGCCGTGAGGGATTCGAGCAGCGTGGCCAGCAGCTCCGGCAGGGTTTTCATCAGTAGACCCCCCAGGTCACTTCGCGCTGGCGCGGGGCGTCGATGGAGTAGACCCTCGGCGCCTGCTTGATCCCGTTCGGGTTCCAGAGCCGGAGGTAGGCGTCCACCTCGGTCAGTCCGGTGGTGCCCTCCGGGAACAGCCCCGGCGTCAGCTCCATGTTGATCCCCTGCCGGGAAACGGCAGAGGCCTTGGCCGAGAGCCGGCACTTCTTGTCGCTGGTCAGCGCGAAGAGGAACTCCGCGGCCAGCACCCCGCCCGCGTAGGCCCCCATCGCATCGACCTTGTAGCCGTTGAGGTAGGTGACGGTGAAGTTGCGCCCGGCGCAGACCGGCCAGGCGCCGGTGGTGCGGACCAGCCGGTTGCCGTCCTCGACCCGGTACTCGGAAGGGTCCAGCACCGCGCCCTCGAGCCGGACCTCGATGATGTCCCCGACCGGGGCCTCCAGCTGGACCCCGCCGATGTCCGAGCAGCCGCAGCCCAGGATGCAGCCGCAGGCCTTGAGCGAGAGCGCGGAGGGGAAGAAGGCGGTGGGGTAGAACATGTCCCGGCGCATGTGCGGGGAGGTGCAGGTCCGGCCGGTGGGCATGACCGTGCGCGGCAGTCCGCCGATCCGGTCCAGGGTAAGCGTGCGCATCGAGGCCGCGGCATAGGTCTCGGCCAGCTCCACCAGTTCGGGGGCGGCGGCGGCCTTGGCGGCGCTCGCGTATTCGGGCCAGTCGATGGTCCACGGCAGCATGATGGTGTCCTTTCAGAGAAGGGGGGTGGGGGTCCACCCCCCTTCGGGGTGTCTTAGGTGAGGTCGCGCCAGGTGATGCCGGTGGAGGACAGCGTCCCGCTGGAGTTGAACAGGGAGCCGCTGGTGCCGACCGGGTCCGAGCTGTCCCGGGTGTGCCAGGCGATGCGCTCCAGCCACGGCCGGGACTGCGCCCCCTCCCAGATCCCCAGGATGAAGTCGTTGACCTGCCCGCGGCTGTACCGGTTGGGGGTGGTGGCCGTGGCCTCGAAGTCGTGCACGCACGTCTCGGTCACCCAGACCGGCTTGCCGAACTTGGTGTAGAGCTCATCGACCTTGCGCAGCCAGGTCCCCACGTCCGGCTGCTGGTAGATGTGGGTGGCGACGAAGTTGACCTCGAAGTCCCGCTCCCAGGACTGCTTGGTCAGATCCAGCGCCTTCTGCGCCCCCATGAACTGGTCCAGCCAGATCCGCACCGTGGAGACGGTGGCGGGGGAGCCCTTGCGCAGCCCGAAGCCGGCATCCTGGATGTACTGCCAGACGTTCAGCACCTCCAGCGGCGTCATCTTCACCGATCCGTCGGAGGAGTTCACCCAGTCGGGCTCGTTCGGGCCGAGGATGGCCGTGACGGTCTTGGGCGATTCCGCCTTCAGCGCCTTGATGTCGGCCGCAAACGTCTCCAGCCGGTCGGGGTTGTCCGAATAGAGCATCGGGACGAACTCGGCGCTGATCTTGTCCGGGGTGCCGTAGAGCCGCTTCTGGCCCCAGTTGTACCACCAGTCGGGATTGAGCGAGTTGATCCGGGCTACGTTCGCGGCGCTGTCGCTGGCGTAGCCGATGCCTTTCAGTGTCACGGCTCAGCCCTTGAAGGTAACGGTCGTGTCGATCGACTCAACGGCGGCCTTGACCCCGGCAGCCGCGGCGGACTGCACCCCGGCCAGCAGCTTGGCCTCGTCGAACTTCTCGCCCTTGGACAGCGCGGCAATGGCGCCGATCAGGCCCTTGATCTGCGCGTCCTGCGCGGCCTGGGCGTTGATGATCCGGCCGAGGTTGGTGTCCATGTAGCCGACCAGACCCTTGAGCGAGGTGGAGCCCTTCATGCCGCCCTGGCGGGTGACCTCCCTGTTGAGCAGCTTGTCGATGTCAGCATCTGTCAGTGGCATGTCTTCTTCTTCCTGTTCGATGACCGGGGTTCCGGCCACATCTTCGGTCCAGCCGCGGTAGGTCAGCGTGAAGCCGTACCGGGCGTAGTAGGCCTCGACGTCGGCGACGTTCGGGTGGACCTTGAGCGGGTTGGGGTTGAGGTTGGAGGTGGAGTAGACCCGGCCGTCCGGGGCGACCAGCGCGACGTGGCCGTTGACGTTCTTGTCCAGCTCCCACCACACGGCGAACCAGACACCCTTGGGGTAGTTCCGGTCCCGGTGCTGGGAGGGGGAGTTGTTCCACGCCTCGGTCGCGGAGCCGTAGCGCGCCGGCAGCCCGAACGTCTGGCGCACGTACTGCAGGCACATCCCCTCCTCGGCCGTCGGGCCCAGCGGGTTGGGGGTGATCTTCTGGATGAACAAGGAATCTCCTAGGGGTACTTGGGCAAAACGGTGCGGATGTTGGAGGTCATCATTCCGGTGACGCCGAGCGCCAGCGCCCGGTCCCGCATGGCGGTGGTGTGGATTTCCCACATGATGACCTTCTTGCCGAGGCTGTCCGCCAGCGCCACCACCCCGGAGATGTAGGCGTCGGAGGCGGCATGGTTCACGCCGATCCAGTCCACGTCCGACTTCGCCACCAGGGTCTGCCAGTCCGCGTGCGCCGGGTCATCCTGGAGCAGGTAGCCCCAGGTGGTGAAGCCAGCGGTCTTGGCCCCGGTGAAGCCGGAGACGATGGGCGCCTTCCAGACGATCCGGTTGGCGATGTCCGGGTAGGTCTTGATCAGCGCGATCAGGTCCGCCTGCCACGCGCCGCCGGCCTTGGGCTCGATGAACAGCACATGGTTGGAGGCGTAGGCCGCGAGCACCTCGGTGAGCCGGGCGACGGGCACCCGGTCCTGGGTCGGATTGTCGGTCAGCCCGCCGGTGGTGGTCAGCGCATCGACCTGCGCGGCGGTCGCGGCGCTGAACGCCAGGTTGGTCCCGGTCATCCGCGACAGGTTGGTGTCATGGTGGCAGAAGATGACATTGTCGGTGGTGACGTTGACCGACACCTCCAGCGCCTTCATGCCGTAGTTGACCGCGTTCCTGAACGCCCGCATCGTATGCTCGGGCCAGTTGTCCATCGAGCCGCGGTGCGCGATGTAGAACGGGGCGGTTGCGAGCAGGTCCGCGATCCGGTAGTTCCCGACGGCGGGCTGGGACTGCGCCAGCGCCACCTCGGCGGTGCCGTTCCACAGCTTCGCGGTCAGCGGCACCTCGACCCCGCCGACCCAGCGCGAGAGCCCGCCGGTGACGGGGTTGGGCGCAACCGGGATGCCGAGCTGGACGGCCCAGCCGTTGGAGGCCTGCGTGTTCGGATAGGTGATGGTGACCGACGGGGTGGCCCCACCGGCGGCAGAAAGCACGGAGCCGACGGCGATGGTCTCGATCTGGGTGGTGCCGTTCTGGGCGACGAAGAACCACGGGGTGGCGTTCGTCATCGAGGAGATGTTCGCCTCGGTCGCGGAGGTGCGCTCGGTGGAGATCACCAGCGCCAGCGTGTTCGCCGCAACGGTGATCGGGTCCGCGATGTTGTTGACCGTCGCGCCGGAGTTGGCCCGGTAGCGGCCGTCGGCGGGGATGACCCAGCCGGTGTCGGCCGCGCCGCGCACCCACATCAGCGCGATCTTCCCGGAGGTGGTGGCCGCGCCGAAGGTGAAGGTGTAGCCGGTGTCCCCGGCGAGGCGCTTCCTGGTGAACACGGCGGTGTTCAGCGTGCCGGTGTTCTTCATGTTGTACAGGGCCGTCCACCCCGCCGGGACAGCGAGCACCTGGCCCTGGCCCGTGACGACGACGGCGACGAGCCAGTCCCCGGCGGCGATGGTGCCGTCCGGGGTCAGGGTGTAGCCGAAGGTGCCGGTGACAAACTCCGCCTGCGCGTGCCCGACGAGGGTGACGGCCATCTTAGGTGGTCCTGAAAATGACGGTGCCGGCCGGGGTGTTGGCCGGGACCGGGTCCTGCGGGCCCAGCACCAGGGTGGAGGCGCCGACCTTGCCGTCCACATAGGACTTGGCGCTGTTCAGCGCCGTGGTGGCCTTGGTCTGCGCGTCCGCGCCCGCGGCAGTGAGTGCGGCGTCGGCCTTGGTCTGTGCCGTGGTGGCGGCGGCGTTCAGGGTTTCGGTGTCGCGGGAAGTAACGGCGTCGATCAGTTTCTGGCCCCACACATCCCCTGCCGGGACTGTGGGAAAGGGTGTTGCCATGACGAGCCTTTCAGGAAGGTACTGCACACAGATGGGTGGAAGGCCGGGGAAGTGGCTGCTACCTCCACTTCCCCGGCCCCGGTGACTCAGGCGCTATACGCCCCCGAAGGCTCCGCTACCGAAGTCCCCTAGTCCGTAGTCCGCGCCCTGCATCTAAACGATGGTTACGGACTTGGTCGTGGAGGTCTTGCCACGGTTGGCAACCACGGTGTACGTGCCGGGGCTGTCGTAGGTGTGGCTGTAGCTGCCGGTCTCGGCGTAGTCCCAGGTGCCGTCGCCGAAGTCGTACCAGACCGGATCGGTGCCGGTCGGCACCGGAGCCAGCGCGGCCTGCATACCGGTGACCGTGGCCGTCACGGAGGTGATGGCCGGGTCGGTGGCATCCAGCAGCGGGGTGGCGCCGGAGTAGACGGGCGGCGGGGCCACCGCGGTGTTGAAGATGCGGCGGTGGTCGTTGGCCTTGAGGCCCACCCGCAGCGGCGAGGGGACGCCCGCCACCAGCTCCACGTTGAACGGACCCTTGCCCCAGGAGTTGCCGTTCTTGGTGTTCAGGCCCGTGACGGTGAAGGAGATCGCACCGTTCTCCACCGAGAGGTCACCGATGGTGCCGCCGGAGAGGAACGGGGTGATGACGTAGCCGTACTCGCCCGGCGTGGTGGAGCCCAGCCACACCTCGAGGGCGAAGTTGACCGCGGACAGGTCCACGTCGGTGGATTCCGTGATGCCGATGATGGTGCCGTCGGCGTCGACGTAGGCCTCCTGGCCGGTGAGGATCTCGAGCAGCGCGTAGTCAACGTCGCAGAACTCGATCTCCACCGAGAAGCCGGTGAAGGTCGGAACGGCGGGCTCGTTGATGCACGTCTCGCCGTTCATGTTCGGGACGCTTACCGCCTCGCCATCCTCGACATTCGTGGTGTAGCCGATGGTGACGGCGCCCTTGGTGGAAACCACCGAGGAATCACCGATGACCGGGCGGCCTGCGGTGTCGAGCACGGTGACGCGCATCCGCTTGCCGCGGAGAAACTTGGCGCTCTTGGACTGTGCCATTGTTACTTAGCTCCTTCGGAGGTTTTGGCCAGATCAAGAACACCCTTGCGGTTCTTGCCAGCTGCTTCGGCAGCGAGAACGCGGTCGCGTTCCGCTTCATCGGCGCCATCGAAGTAGTCCTCGATCTCGCTGATGGTGGCCTCGGCGGGGTCAAATTCCTTGCCCCCGTCGGTGCCGCTTTCGTCACCCGCGGCGGGATCGGAAGTCTCTTCTCCGGTCGTGGCATCGGCAACGGCGGTGGCGGGGCCGCCGACGTTGTTGACTTCCTCGACCTTGGTGGAGGTGTTGGGCTCGGTCGGGACGGCCGGGCGGTCGGAGGCCGTAAAGGTCTCCAGCTCGTGGCCTTCGGGCAGCAGCTCGGTCGGGAGCACGTAGCCGTGGCTGGTCGTGCGGACCTCGGCGCCGCGCTTGCCGGCGGCCTTGAGCAGTGCGACGGCAGTCTCGCGGCTGCGGCCCTTGACGTAGGTCTCGGACTCCGAGAGCTTGGGGATGAAGCTGAATGACATGGTGGTGCTCCTTAGAATCCGACGAGGATGGCCGCGACGGGCCCGTCAATGGACACGGCGTAGGACTTCTCCACCAGAGAGAAGTCCCGGTTGTGGATGGGGTCGGGTGCGCTGTAGGGCTTGGCCGGTCCCTTCCAGATGTTGATCTGGCCGCTGATGTAGACCCAGGCGGTGCCCGGACCTGCCACGGCGGTGCCGGGGCCGTCGGTGCCGAAGCCGGCCGCCGAAGCGATCGGGGTCCCGTGCACGGTCTCGGTTGTTGCCGGGGTGCCGGACTGGACCAGGTTCACGGCCAGCAGGTTTCCGCTGATCGTGGGCCGGAACAGGTAGCGGGAGGAGATCCACTGCTCCAGCAGTCCCAGCGCCGCCTTCATGTCCTTGACCGGGGTGCCCGGGGTGGGGGTGATGTCCACGGCCGCGGGCGAGAGCAGCAGCTCCTGGACCTTCTCCTCCAGGAACAGCGGTTCCGCCGCCTCGAACAGCTTCTCCAGCTCTGGGCTGTACGCCCCGGCGCCGTTGAGCAGCGGCTCGTCCGCACCGCGGTAGGCGGTGAAGATCTGCAGCTCGGTGGTGTCGTCCAGGTCCCGCTTGTCAAAGACCTTGTCGGTCCCCGGCGCGGGGACATCCCGGTTCGCCCCGGTGACAATGGGGGTGTCGTAGCTCAGCGCGTGGAACAGCGCATACGAGGGGATGTCGGTGGAGACGTTTGCGGCGTCCAGCAGGGTCTTGCGTACCGCTGCGGGCTGTGCCGGTGTTTCGACTGCAACCATTGGCCTGTCCTCCTTTCAGGAGGTAGGAGAGACAAGGGGGCCGTGGGCCTCACGGCCCCCTTGCGTCAGCTGGTTACGGGGTGACGGGGCGGCCGAAGTCGCTGGCCACGTTGTCGATGGCCCGGCGGCCGTTGGCGTACAGCGGGAAGGTGATCCGCTTGCCGTCGTTGCACGGGTTGGTCATCAGGACGCCCTGCTCCACGAAGAGGTGAACGTAGTCGTTCTTCTTGAGGTTGGTGGAGTCGTAGATGGTGTCCAGGGAGATGACCGGAGCCACACCCGCGACGAACGTGCCGGCCGGGTAGAAGATGATCTCGACCTTCTCCGGGTACTCCAGCGCGAGGCCCGTGGTGGGATCCAGCACGATGTCCTGGAACGCCTTGAGCCACTGCACCTTGATGTTGCGGGCGGTGAAGTGGGACTCGATCTGGGCGTCCGTGACGGAGATCGTATCGACACCGGCGCGGTTGGCCAGGTCGATGCGGATGACCGACTTGACCCACCAGGGGATCAGGGCTTCGAGCGTCTGCGTCGGGGAGAGCAGCAGGCGCTGGCGCTCGCCGTTGGCCAGCATCTCCAGGATGTGGAAGATGTCGAGCGCGTTGCCGAAGCCGTTCTCGATGTCCACCGCCGCACCCGTGAGGGCGCGGATCTGGGTGACCTTCTTCTGCGCCAGCTTGTACTGGTGCGCCATCAGGGTCAGCTTGGCCCAGCGGTCGACCAGTTCCGGCCAGCCCTGGCGCAGCAGCAGGCCGTTCTCCATCATCACGCCGACCGCGTCGAGGCGGGCTTCCTCGAAGTCGGGGACCTCGGGGCGGATGGAGGTCTTGAGCGTGGTGCCAGCCTCGGCGACCGCTTCGGTGAAGTCCCAGAAGCCGGTGGAGGAGTTGACCACGTCGCCGAAGTTCGGGCCGCGGGTCCATTCCAGACCGCCCCGGGTGATGGTGACCTCGGGGGTCGAGATCAGCCCGTCGAGGGATTCGAGCTCGCAGAAGTCCAGGCTCCGCTCGGAGGGTGCGCCCCAGCCGCCGGCCGCGACGAGCGAGCCGCCGGGCAGGTTTGCTTCCTGGCGGGCATCGTTGATCAGCTCGGTGATGTCCTTGCCGCGGTAGGCGGGGTTGGCCGTGGAGAACTTGTTCTCCGGCAGCTCGATGCGCAGCGCGGAGGTGCGCTGGAAGGTGTTCTCCACGAAGCCCTCGGGCAGCGCGTTGAGGCGGTTGAGGATCGCCTGGCTGGCGGCCTTGAAGGTGTCGAACTGCTGGCCGGACTTGAAGCCCGGGACGTCGTTCGCGGCGAACAGCTTGGACTTGGAGACTTCCTCGACCGGAGCCTGGGACTGTGCCGGGGCTGCCTTGGCTGCCTTGGCGGCGAAGGAGCGCAGCTTGGCCGGGCGCTGCACGGAGGCGGCGACGGCGGCGGGCTTCTCTTCCTCGGCCGGGATTTCCTCTTCGGCGGGAACTTCTTCCTCGGCGGGAACCTCTTCCTCGGCGGGGGCGTCCTCCGGCTTGGCCTCGAGGTTCTGCTTGATGGAGGCGAGGCGGTCCGCGCGCTCCTGGGCGGCAAGCTCGCGGCCCTCGTTTTCGGCCTTGGCAGCGGCGACAAAGCTGTCGATCGCTTCCAGTTCGGCGAGCTGCTCGTCGGTGATCTCCGCGGCATCTACTTCGGACAGGCCCTTGTAGGCCTCGAAGGCTGCGTCGACGGCGGCGGCAAGCGCATCAGCGTCGAGTTCAGCCAGGTTTTCAGGGGCAGTGAATTTCTTAGCCACAGTTATCTCTCCTTATGAGATGTAGGGACGTGTGGGGTTGAGCAAGGGGGGTCGACACACGGCCTACGGCGCGGAGAGTGTCCTACTGAGGACATCGTAGCGCGAAAACGCCGCCCCTTATTCCCGATAAGAGGCGGCGTGTCCGATTATTTATTGGGCTTTGTAAGATCCACCCCGTCGGGCGACCGCTGCCCTGGCCTCAACTTCGGAGGAGTAGGTGGTCTTTGTGCCGTTTGCCGCCGTGTGGAGGTAGGTGATCTTGGCCTTCTTCTGTGCACAAGCTCCGCAAGCCATGGTTAGTGTCCCTTCATTGTGGTGATCAGATTGGTCTTGAGGTCTGCAAACCGCTGGGAGCGGATGCTGGCCCTGATTGCGTTTACCGTTTGCAGGCGTTCCGTCAGCGTAACCGATGCGGAAGGGGGAATTGCACCCGCCGCGACCAGTGATACCTGACGGGTTCCATCCATGGCGAACCGGGCGCGCGGGACAGGGAAGCCCTGCACGTTGACCGCGTGGGCCGCCACCAGCTCCATCGAGTCCGATCCGCGGTAGCGCACACCGCGCCAGTCACCGCTGGGACCGGCGGCGAACAGCTCGTGGATCTGCTGCTCGGTGGCCCAGGGCCGGATGCGGCCGGAGAACCAGACGCCGTGCGCGTCCTCGCCCACCGTGATGTCGGCGACGGCGGAGGCGACGTTGTCGTAGTGCGCGATGGCGGCACGGACCCCGAGCTTGCCGTCGGCATGGCCGCCGCCGACGGTCAGCTGGCCCACCGCGACCGGTCCGGCGTCGGTAAAGACCTGCCCGGTGAGGAAGTAGGCGTAGTCCGTCATCGAGGGCGGGACGGTGGTGCACACCTCGTAGGCGATGTGGCAGGCATCCCAGATGCCGAGGTGGCCGAAGATGTGCCCATCCTCCCCGCGGGTGACCGGGGTCGGTTCCTCCAGCATCGGATTGCGGAAGTAGTCGGCGCTGATCGTGGGCGCCGCGGAGGCCACCAGCGAGAAGGCCGGGGCCGCGGCCGGCGCCGTCTCCCCGGGCCAGTCCGGGATCTCCACCATCGCCCCGGTGGGCATCGGCTCATTGGCGAAGTCCTCCCAGGTGCCGTTGCGCACGAATGCCTCGGCGAACGCCGGGATCGCGCAGAGGGTGGCGGCGGAGATCCGGCCCTTGGTGAACTGGATCGACTCGGCCCCGCCCTCCTCGGCGGCCTGGACCATCTCGCCCTCGGCGGCGTCGAGGTCCACGGAGACCCCGCGCCACATCTTCTTGTCCACCAGGTCATAGGCCCGGTTCGCGTCCTCGGTGTTGTCCCAGACGCCGGAGGCCTTGATCAGCCCGCCGTCACGGTAGACGCTGTCGATGCGGGCGACGACGACGGAGCCGTCATGGCCCTGCCCGTCGGCGAACATCGCCTTGATCGGCAGCGGCAGGTCCCGGGTGGTCAGCATCCGCTCGGCGAACTGGCGCTTGTCCCCGGAAGGGGAGCCTTCGGGGGCGAGCACGCCATGCCAGGGCCGGAGGTTCTCGCCTTCGGGGGCGCTGAGGATGGGGTCGGCAGGGGCGGCGGGGGCCTCAGCGGCAGGCGCGGGAGCAGCGGGCTTCGCATCCTCCACGGCAGCTGCGACCGCCTCGGGGGCGGGGGCGGTATCGGACACAGGGGTTCCTCCCAGGGGGTAGATGGCGGTGCGGTCCTCGCCGAACCAGAGGGCGAGACGGTCGAAGGTGATGGCCTCCCCGGCGTAGTCCGCGAGGCGCGGGGTCTCCGGGTAGCCGAGGGTGACGTGGGGGATCCAGTTCGGGAACTGCTCCACCGCGTCGTAGGCGGCCAGCAGCGTGTTCTGCTCCAGCAGCCCGGAGCGGATGGCGCCGAGGTTGGCACCGTCGATCAGCACCACATCGGCCTTGTTCGGGCCCAGCACCGCGGAGCCGTTGACGGCGTCGGTGATCGGGGTGACCTGCCCGTGGGTGATGAAGTTCTCCAGCCCGGCGGCCAGTGCCTTCTGGTCCAGCGCTGCGATGTCGCCGAAGAACAGCAGGGTGCAGTGCGCCCCGTCGGCCTCGGAGGAGGCGGCAGCGACCGGATCGGCTTCGGCCGGCAGCGCCACGATGCACGCGCTGGTGAACACCTGCTCCGGGTTCGCGGCGGCGGTGAGGGTGGCGCCGGTGAAGTCCCCGACCATGGTGGGCCGGACGACGCAGCGGCAGTTGATCCAGTTCGACGGATCACCCACCGGCTGGCCGGGATAGAGCACCTTCTCCCCGCCGACGGAGAACTCCTGGCCGGAGGGTACGGTCTGCCCGGCGGCGGCGGCGTGGGCGCTGCGGACGTCGGCGTCGGCCATGGTGACCCACTCCAGCCCGACCTCGGCGGAGGTGTCGGCGGTGGCCGCGGCCTCCATCGCGGCGTTGTGGCTCATCGTGGCCACCCAGCCCGTGACGGTGTTCAGCTGGTGCTCCGGGTTCGGCGCCACCTTGGTCTGTTTCAGCGCCTCACCCAGCTCGTGCGCGAAGGCGTCCCGCAGATCGTCCATCACCTGGCTCCAGGCGTCGATCTCCGCCGTGGCCATCTGGGTGAAGAGATCCTTGGCGGCGTTGACGATCTGGTACTCCCAGCTCGGCAGCCCGATCCGGCCGAGGGCCTCCTTCACGGCCGGGCGCAGCGCCGCGTCCGCATCGGCGAGCACCTTCTTCCGGGCCGCGGCGAAGTCCTCGGTGGATGCGGCGAAGCTCTCGGTGCGGATCATTGGCGTGCCTTCTCTCCATGGCAGGCGTTGCAGACCCTCCACTGGCCCATCGGGGTAGAGGGGTGGGCATAGAAGGCGTGGAACCCCAGCAGGCAGGAAAGCGGGCGCTGCCACCACTTGGACTTGAACTGGTAGATCATGCTGCTTCCTCCATGAGGGTGTGGGCCATCCCGGCGTCAAGGTAGCGGGCGAACTTCTCGAAGCTGTGCGCCTCCTGGGAGGCCAGCAGCTTGGTGGTGTAGTCCTCCAGCAGCGCGGTGAGCGCGGAGGCCGAGACCCGGGCGCGGGCCGCGATCAGCGGCAGGTGCGTCCAGGCGTCATCGAGCAGGAACGCGGTGTCATCGGCGGCGACGAACTTGTAGATGTCGGCGGCGGCGCACGTCGGCTTGACCTGCATCCTGGACTTGAGCTTGTTCCCGGCCCGCTCCAGCGCCCGGACCACGACCTGCTCGGACGCCCCGATCAGGGATGCCTTGCGCTCGACGTCGGCGGAGGGCACGCGGCCCTCGTCCCGGGCCTCCTTGCGCCTGCCGGAGACCTCCGGATCGGGGATGTTGTTCTCCGGGTGGTCCGCCAGCGAGGGCGCGGGCCTGCCCTCGGTGCCGGTGGCGGCCGGTTCCTCGGGCCGGACCACGGTGAGCTTGACGCCGAGTTCGGTCAGCGCCGCCTCGACCAGTTCCGGGGTGGTGGAGCCCTGGGCGGCCTTGCGGGTCAGCCACTTGCTCAGTTCCTCGTCGCCCATCTTGTCGTTCTCATCGAACCCGGTCTCCCGGCGCAGCGCGGTCCCGGAGAGCTCGCCGAGGTTGTACAGCTCGAGGGCTTCCTTGGAGCGGTTGGGCCGCAGCCGCATCTCGGAGGTGTCCGCCCCGACCGAGTAGGCCGAGAGCCGTTCGGTGTTGTAGGCCGGGTCCTCGGCCAGCAGCGGCCGGAGGTACTGGGTGCCGAGGGCGGTGGTAATGATTTTCAGCAGCGGCTCGGTGTGGGCCTTGATTGCGGACTCATCGGCCTGCCAGGCGGACCAGTGGTTGGAGTCGGCCGCGCCCTGCAGCACCTCCGGGGGCATGTCCATGCCCATCGCGATCCGGGTGATCGCCTCCTTGCGCAGCTCGATCGCCTTCTCGTCCAGCTCCGACCAGAAGGTCAGGTGCTTGACCGCGGCGATGTCCTCGGCGGAGGCCGTGACGACGATGGGCACGATGGCGGAGGCGTCGTCGCGGTTCTGGATCGAGCGGGCCATCGCCTGCATCAGGATGTTCATCAGCTCGTCGGCATTGTTCGCCTTCTGCACCGTGGCCTCCTTGCCCTCGACCTGCGCCGGGGTCGGCAGCTGCATGGTGGAGGGCATCAGCAGGATGCCGGCGCCCGCGAGGCGGGAGTCGACCTGCGCCGAGACGTGCTGGGAGAGCTTGCGCAGTTCCCGCAGCGAGCCGCGGATCGCGCGGGCCGGGGAGATCGAGAGCTGGGGCTCGAGCGGGTCCGGACGCCAGATCCGGATGGCCAGGACATCGTCGTTGTTGACCTGGTCGAGGGTGACGTCGTTGATCTTCCAGTGGTCGGAAGGGGAGTCGGTGGCGGGCCGGAGGCACTTGGTCGAGGCCGCCACCTCCCACTTGTCCCCGCCGTCGCCGAACGGGTCCGGGTCCGGGTAGCCGACCACGTAGCATTCGCCCGTGACGGACATGTGGATCCCGATCAGCCGGAACATCTCGGCCCGGCCGTCGGCGTTGCCGTACAGCGCGGAGATGTAATCGAGGATGGAACCATCGGCGATCTGCTCGACACCGTCGGCAGTCTCGACGGTAGCGTAGATGAGGGCCTTGGAGAGCTGGGCTCCGATCCAGTCACAGGCGTAGCGGAACTCACCCACCTCCCGGTAGTGGTCCCACACCTCCCCATGCCAGTGGTCTGCGGTCGTATTCCGCATCGTCCCCATACTGAACCCGCCCCGGATGCGGGCGGCTGATGCCACAAGGGAGGTAGGCGCCGCGGCAACTTCCTTCGGCTTCATTCGAGCCATCTGCTATTCCTTCTCGTCGCGTTCGACAATCATGGCGACGACGTATGCCGCAGCCAGCCAACCGTTGAATACCCACCAGGAGATGTGCAGGTCAGAGAGCCAGCCCCACACTCCGATTGGCAGAGTCATCCACGGCGCCATGCACCAGTGGCAATGAAAGAGGGTGTTCCAGCCAGACTCCCCGGTCAGGTTGTCCCATTTGATGCGGAGCCATACTGCGGGTGGGAAGGTGTCCTGAGTGACGAGACGGGTAAGCCTCGCTGCCGACAACGTACCGATGATTACAGCAGCCAGTACCACGATCTCTCTAGTCATGTCTATGAGAGTACCGTGGACGTGCTGGATTACTGGTGCGCCATGGCGGATTCTGCGTCGAGAATTTCCATCTCAGCGAGGCAATCCTGGCAGACGAACAGGCCCGGATGCTTCCGGGATTCGAACATCGCATCGTGGCTGCACTCCGCCGGGTCGAACCGGGAGTCGGCGGTGACCACCCGCAGCACCCGCTCGGAGACGGCGGCGGCGATGGTGACCACCTCCGCCTCCTCCCGCGGCCGGTAGCCGAGCAGGTCCGAGGCCGCGGTGGTGTGGATGAAGCCGCCGCCGTAGCCTGCCCCGGAGATGGAGCCGGACGGGATGGCGACCGCTGCCGGTTCGGCGATGCCGCCGAGCAGGGTGATGCCGTGGACCAGCGCGTCCACCCGGTCGGGGGAGTCGTCCTTGGCCGGGACCCACTCGGTCATCTGCGTCTCCAGGTCCTCGAACAGGTCCAGGTGGTGGACCCGGCCCTGCTCGTAGAGGGAGACGACGGGCTCGGCGCGCAGCACCTTGCCGCGCCGGGAGGTGACGAGTTCGACCGGGCCGTCCTTGCGCGCGTTGCGCAGCGTGGAGAGCACCATCTCGCCGCCGTAGTTCTTCTCCGCCACGATCTTGTCCGCCTCGAACAGGTCGAACGCCTCCCACGCGGCCTTGGACCAGCCCTCCGGGGTGTAGTGGCCGGAGAGGTCCGCGAGCACGTAGTACTCCTCGCCCCGGCGCCCGACGACGACGATGCCGGTCTCGTCCCGCTTGCGGTCGGAGGAGCCGGCAGGGTCGATGGCGACCACGATCCGGTCCATGTCCGTGTACGTCACGGCCGCGGGCTCCAGCACCGTGCCGTCCTCGGAGAGCACCGGCAGGATGCGCTGGTCCTCGATCAGGTTCCAGGTCCAGAGCGCACCGACGATGTCCTCCAGCACCTCCCCGTGCAGCTCCTGGCGGCCGAGCCGGGTGCCCTCGTACTTGGCCAGCATCACCTTGCGGAAGGTGGGGGCGAGGTTGTCCATGTTCTTGTAGGTGGAGACCGTGACGGAGACGGTGTCGGGCTCCTTGATCAGCTTCTTCATCCACTTGGTCGGCAGCGGGGTGGTGGAGCAGAGCACGACGGGGCGCTTGCCCAGGCGCAGGCCGAACATCATGTTGTCCCAGGTGGCCTCGATCAGCGCGAAGTGGGCGGGCTCGTCCAGCCAGACGGCGGCGTGCTGGGGCCCGCGCAGGCGCTCGGGTTCCTCCCCGGTGAAGGCCTGGATGAAGTGGCCCTTGCGGTGCTTGACCTTGAGCCGGGAATTGGCCGGCAGCGCACACTTGCACGGGACGGTGAGCTTCTTCTTCGACGGCTCCCAGACCACGGGGGCCTTGGCGGACTCGAACACGGCCAGCAGGCCGGAGTCGCCTTCGATCATGGTGTCCCGGACGTGCTGCCAGGAGGGCCCGATGATGGAGACGCGCTCGAGCGTCTCGGACATCTTGCGGATCCACTCCGCCCCGGAGCGGGTCTTGCCTGATCCGCGCCCCCCTTTGAGCAGCCAGACCAGCCAATCCCGCCCCGTGGGCGGCCACTGGTCTCCGCGGGCGTGGGGATAGTCGAATCCCTCATGAGGCTTGCCGTTGCAGGTGCGGCCTTTCGTGCAGTACCACACCCGCTTCGGCCGTTCCGCTGCCTCCATCGCCGCCAGCAGACGCTCCTTGGACTTTGGATCCCAGGATTTCCACTTGTCGGGGTCGATTCTTGTCAGCGGCGCACTCATAAGCGACAGTATCTCAGGTGTTAGCCTCCAGCTCGTGCATCCTTATGCGGGATTGGTGTGGCGTTGTGGTCCGCTTTACCGGCCACAGCCTTCTCGTCCAGCCGCCATTGCTTCCAGCTTTTGAAGTAGATTACGAAATACATCCCGGAAAGCATGATGAAGCCGTACTGCTTGGTCTGCACGGCGAAGGCGAACCACATGATCTGCGTGGCCATTCCGACGATGTAGCCCTTGGAGGACTTTTTGCCGATGATGTACTGCCCGGTAATCCCGGCGATGCCCAGCGCCACCGACCAGATGAAGGCCTCGCTGACCGCAAAAGGCCCGGTCCCGATCATTCGGTCCACTCCGCCGTCAGCTCCAGCTCGAAGCGTTCCGGCTCCCAGGGCCGGTCGGCCGCGATGTGGTGGATGCTGCTGCCAAGCTCCACGTTCTCCGGGATGGCGTCGAGGAACCTCTGCAGTTCCGCCTTGTCGGTGCCCTTGGTGAGGTTCAGCCCGAGGCTGCGCTTGATGGCCATGTCATTCTCCTAGCTTGAGGATACGCCAGGGCCCTTTGCCCCGGCCGTCGTCGTGCGTGCGCTTGAGCCGGCCGCCGCCGGTGGCCCCGTAGCCTGCCGGAGTGGCGGCGTGCTGCGCCACCTCCTCCAGCGGCAGGCCCAGATCATGCGCGATCATCGCGATCATCGCCCGGCGCCCGTAGCCCGTGAGGGAGATGTCCCGGCGGAAGCAGGCCTCGTCGAGGAGCACCCGCAGCCCGTCGTCGAAGAACAGGTACATCCCGTTGGAACGCTCGTTGTGGCGCTTCTTCTGGCGCTGGCGGTCCCGCACCCGGTCGATCGCGCGCTGCTGCCAGCCCTCCTTGGACGCCGGGGCGGCGAAGCCCTGGAGCCGGAAGCGGTCGTGGTTGGCCATTACTCAATCACCTCGGCGTCCACGATGTCCTCCTCCATCGGGTCCGCCTCGATCGCCAGCTTGTCGGCCGCGGCGTTCGGGGAGACCTGCTCGACGAAGGCCATGATGTCCTCGTCGGAGGCGGAGATCTGGATCTGCGTGGGTGCGTCCACGCCCCAGAGCTTGGCCTGCCGGTCCACGACGGCGAGCGCCCTGGCGTGGTAGGCCAGCTGGTTCGCGTCGTTCGGGTCCAGCGCCTTGGACATCACCGCGGCCTGCAGCCGGTCCAGCTTCTTGCCGATCAGCTTGCGCATCTGCTCGCGCTCCAGCGGATCGTTCGCCCCGGAGGCCAGCGCCCGCTCCACCGCGCGCTGGGCCCGGTAGGCGGAGGAGTACTGCAGCGTCTTGGCGATGTCGGACGGGGAGGCGCCCATCATCGCCATGGTCACCGCGGCCTCGGCCTTGGTCTTGGACTTGTCCACCGCGTTGTACGGCAGGGTGCGGTCCGGGTCGCCCTCGTCCAGCACCCGCTCCAGTTCCTCGCTCACAGGTTCACCACCCGGACGTTCTCGTACTGCTCGGCGAGCTGGGCGAAGATCTCATCGCGCTCGTCCTCCATCTCCTTGAAGTCGATCACGATCTGGAACAGCCCGAGGGGTCCGTGCTTGGGAGCGCCGAAGCCCTCGCCGTTGGGATCCGGCAGCGGCTGGTCGTTGGCGAACTCCAGCAGCATCCGCTCGTATTCGGCATCCGTGACGGAGGTGCCGACCAGCCCGCGCTCGGTGTCCTGCATCTGCCCCAGCAGCGCCAGCAGCGCCGCGGTGTCCATGACGGCCCGGCGCGAGGAGGCGTTGTCGCCGATCAGGTAGCGCTTGGCGCCGTTCTCGTCCCAGCCGTCCTCCCAGATCACGGGGATCTGGGTTGCCCCCAGCGCGTGCAGCGCCCGGTAGCGGGTATTGCCGGCCACGATGTAGCCGGTGTTGGCGTCGGCGGTGATGGCTGTGACGAAGCCGTTGATCTGGATCGACTCGACCAGGTTCTCGTCGTCGCCGTTGTTGGGGTTGTCGGGGTGCTGCTTGACCTGGTCGATGGGGACCAGCAGCGGCGTCACCCCCTTGGAGAACCGGACGGCTTTCATGGGCGCACCTCGTAGCGGAAGTGGAAGATGTTGGCAGGGAGGATGTGGAAGCGGCTGCCGTAGAACTTCCGGTAGACCACCCAGCCCTGCGGGACGGGGGTGGCGGCGTCGAACTCCTCGGCGTAGATCCGCAGGAAGCCGTCCTCGCACAGCGCGGCGCCCCGGCCGCAGATGGCCTCGATCCATTCCACAATCAGCGCCCCGGACTCTGGACCGTCGAACTGGATGGCCTCGACGGTGGGGCAGGAGGCGGGGGTGCGGGTGTAGACGGTGTGGGTGGCGTAAGGACCGAGGCTCACTTCTGCTCCTGCGCTTTCTGTAGTTCCTCGTTGACCTTGTCCTGGAGGAACCGGCCGAGCCCGCCGTACTGGCGCTCGAACCACTGGTACTGGGACTCGGTCACCCGGACACTGCCGGTCTTGGATTTCTTCGCCGCCCCCAGCGCGACCCTACCCACGCTTGCGCTCCGCGGTGATCTCGACGCGGTGGTCTACATGGACGACCAGCTCTTCCCTGGACGTCCAGGGGTTGAGGCGGACGTCGGTGGAAACGGTGGTCTGCCTGGAGTGGATCCCGGTCACGTCATAGTTGGCGCTGACGATGTTCTCCATCAGCCCCGGCGGGATGACCAGGATGCCGGAGCCGTCGTCCGGGGCGTAGGTCTTGAGGAAGATGTCATCCCGGCAGGGGTAGAACTCGCCGTCGACGCCCTTGATTACCCACCAGCCGGGTCCGACTTTCATATCCCCCTCCAGTGTGCGGATAACGAAGGCGCCGTCGGCCGGGTCAATGGTGATGCCCAGGTCTGCGGAGTCGGGGTCGACGGAGCCGATATGGGACTCGACCCATTCGTAAAGCTCGCGCCCGGTTTCGGGGGTTAATTGCATCGCTTCGATAACAACGGGCCGCTTGACGTAGCGCTTACCTGCTGAGTCAGGTAGTGCGTTCTGCATTTCAGGTAGTCCTTCTCTAGATTTCGGGTGGTGATGTAAGGCATAGTTGTAAACAGTTATCGCGCAGTCCACACTGTTGAACCCCGTTCCTTGGGGGAGTGGGGATCAGGAGGGCGGCGATGCAGAGGTGGTACCGGTTCCCCGGCGATGCAGATCAGCCCGGTAGCTACGGTGAAAGCTTTCCGCTGAAAGCGGGTAGAAGCCATGCCGGCTACGGACGATGTAATCGCCGGGGAAGACCACGGCGAACGCGCCCCCCTCGGTTCTGACGATCAGCTCGTCATCCCTCAGCATCTCGATCGGTGATCCGGCGGTCCTTGCCCCCTGCGGCAGGTAGATGAAGCCGTGCTCACTGTGGTGGTAGGTGCCGAAGTCGTGGCGCCAGCCCAGCTCCTTCGCCTCGAAGCCGGTCCCCCCGTGGCTGCGGATCCAGAGCAGTGCGGCGGCAATGCTGGTGGCGGTGCCGTCATAGTCGATGGCGTCCACCTCGGCCGGGACGCGGCGGAATCTGCGGACGGTGGCGCTCATTCCTGGGCCGCCTTCCAGTCGTGGATGCCCTGCACCAGCGCGTGGCCCTCGGGGTCGAAGCACGCCGGGTGCATCCCGGTCAGCAGCGCCAGCGTCTCGGGGTGCAGGTTGTGGGCCGTGAGGGTGAAGGAGACCTCCCGGTCCTCGGCGGTCTGCGCCGCGAGGTAGGTGTTGAGTTCGCGCTCGCTCACTTTTCCATCCTCGAGTCGGTGCCGGTGAGGAAGAAGTTCTCGAAGCGCAGGGCGATCTCGAAGATCTTCTCCCACGGCGTGCCAGCGGGGGCCTGTTCGAGCGCGATGGCGAAGCAGTCCTGGCGCAGCTTCACGCGGTCCTCGTCAGAAAGCATCAGCGTGCTCATCCCAGCACCGTCCTCAGCGCGATCAGCAGACCCAGGAGGAAGATCACGCCTGCGGCTCCAAGGGCTGCGCCAGCAAGGGGGTGATCAGCGCGGCGATAGTCTCGGCGGGAGACGCGCATGTGTCGTGCCATGGTGAGGGTCCTTTCGGGAAGGCCGTGACGGCTGACGGGAAATCGGCCGGCGTGCCCGGCATCGAGGGGTGGGAGTAGGGGGAGCCCATCAGAACCAGCCCAGGGTCTTGCCGACGCCGTAGGCCATCCAGCCCAGGCACAGCGCCGCCGAGAAGAAGAAGTTGCGGCGGTAGAACCGGGACTGCTCCAGCGCGGTATCCCGCTCGGCGCGGACCTTGGGGAGGAGTTCGTGGGCGGAGGGGTACTTGATACCGCCGCGGGCAACGGAGATCGGCGGCAGGTCGTCCACCGTCAGCTCGTTCTGGCGGAGACCCCAGCCGCCGGCGGCGATCAGGTTGCCCTCGGCGTGCTCGGCGAACAGCTCCCGCTCGGGCAGGGAGGCGGCGTGCTCGGCCGCGGTGTCCATGCTGATGATGTTGGAGTGGCGGCAGATGCAGAAGTGAGGCGATTCGCGGCAGGCGGGGGTGTGGTCCGGTGTGTGCATGGGGTTAGAGTCCTGTTCCCGTGATGGTGGTGAAGATCAGAATGGCGGTGGTGAGCCCGGCGAGGAAGCCGACCAGGAACACGGTGATGGGGTCCTTCACTTGGAGTCCCCCTGGGCCTTGCGGATCACCCGGGCGCCGAAGTAGGCGACGGCGGCGAGATTGACCGTGAGGATGATGATGCCGAAATCATCGGTGGGCTGGTGGGCGGCGGCGGTCCAGAGCTGCTTGGCCAGGGTGCTGACCGCGGCGGAGAGGCACATCAGCATCCCGAACAGGGAGACGAACAGGTCGGCGGTGCGCATCAGAAGCCCCCGAACAGCCGGGACATGAAGGACTGCGGCCTGCCGGCGTCGTCGATCTGGGCGGCGCCGAGGGCGTTGGCGGCCCGGTTCACCTCACGGGCGAAGATCCGGGCCTCGGCGGGGGTAAAGACCCCGGCCCCCAGCGTCCTGCCCTCCAGCACGAGCGCCACCTGGACGATGTCGCCCATGGCAATGGTCGGCGCCCCGTCCGCGCCCTGGACATGCTCGCCGGTCTGGAAAGTCTCCACCCGGAACCCGGTGTCGGTGCTCATCTGATCCCCATTCTGGGCCGAAGGCCCGACGCGATTTTCTAAAGTACGTTTACATCTATTCTGTGCTGTGGCAGCCAAGGTTTTCCGCAGGTCAGTGCCGTGTCTGGACACTATCTGCCCTTGAATGCCCAAATCCGGGGGCGCCGACGTCTTTTCCGGTCCCGCCAGGGGCCGGGGGACCTCCAAATCGAAGGATCTTCGGCTCTCCCGCGCGGGGTATCGGCACTTGGTGGCCAAAATTCCAAAAATTTCCGGCAGAAATTCGGATTTGACCCCCTCACGCGATTCGGTAAACGCATTGCTCCCCAAACCATGGCCATCTGCAAGCTCGGCCAGCGTTAAAGGGCCGGCCAGGCCGTTCCGTTGCCAAGGGGTGGGGGGTGGACCCCCTACCCCCCCCTCGAATTGACATTGATTTGACATTGTCTTGCCACTAGGGCAATGTTGATCCCGGCGCAGCTAGCGTCACCGAAGAACTACCGGGGGGTTGGACCTCCACCCCCCTCGAATGGAGCACACAATGTCTGTTGCAGTAGCTACCAAGCCCGCTACCAAGCCCGCTACCAAGCCTGCCAAGGTTGCCAAGCCTGCCGCCCCCACGGGTGACGAGCTTGCCAAGCTCACGGCTTCCATCCGTGAGCGGTGGAACGTTGCCGAACAGGGTGAGACTCAGGCACTGGACCTGTTCAAAGCGGCCGGAATCGCATGGGAGAACTCCCGGGTGATCAAGGTCCGAGTGGCATGGGCGGCGGCAATGGTCAAGCCCAACGGCAAGGAAGCCAACCTGCTGAACGCCTGCCGCATCCTGTTCGCAGATCCCGACGCATCCGCCGCCGTCAAGACCAAGCAAGCGGAAGCCAAGAAAATGACCCTGCGCAACTACGTGGACGCCGGGAAGGCACTGGACTCCGAGGGTCTGGCCTACAGCACCGGGGAGCCCACGGAGCAGGAGCGCAAGATAGTTGCCGCCGTGTTCCGGGAAGGGAACAAGCGGGATAAGCAGGAAGCCAAGGAAGCCAAGGAAGCGGAATCGGGCACAGCCAAGGATGCGGACGGCGGGAAGCCGGAGGACGAGGAAGCCGTAACGTTCGCCCACCTTATGGCCCACGTTGCCGGACTCAATAACGTCCTGAAGATGATTCAGGCCGGATCCGTGCCGGTGTCGGAGCGGGAAGCCGGGAATATGGCCGACATGCTGAACGAGTTCCAGCTCCGGCTCTCGGCCTACGCCGACGGGAAGTAACCCGCTTAGCAGGATAGGCCCCCCCGCAAGGGGGGGTCTGTCCCCTTGCCCAGGTACGTCCCCCCGCCCAGGGGGACGTGGGCCTGGCGGCCGGCCCCTGTCGGGGGGGGTGGACCCCCACCCCCCTTGGGTGCCTGTCGGCAGCTTCCCGTGTGGCCGGCTCACGGAACGGCCGCACCCTCATTGCCCATTGCTCATGGGTCATTGGCTCTCCCCCCTCATGGACTCTCTCTCTCCCTAGGGGGAAGTGTCATTGAACGGGGCGCTGGGCCGGATTTCCCGTGAGGCGTTCCGGGCGCTGGTCATGGCACAGCCCTGCCCTCATTGAATCCCCACCTAGGGGGGTTGGACCCCCACCCCCCACCCCCTCACAGATTGGATGCCCTCATGGCACGCACACCCAAGCCTCTTGTATCCGACGCCCTCATTGCATGGGTGTTCTCCCTGCCCATGCCCGTACCCTCATGCGCTGGGCCGGCTCCCGTGCCCAGGCGCAACGTGGTTGCCGAGTTCATTCTCAATCAGGGCTAGCCCCCAAGGGGGGTGGACCACCACCCCCCTTTCCCCCCTCACCGAAAGGCACGTCATGGCCTCACGCATCTTCACCCCCAATACCGCCGTCGAAATTCTGGAGAACGGCTCATGGACCGGACCGTTCACCGTCACCCATCATGGCGGGCGCTCACCGGAGCACATCGTGCTGCGCACCGCGGCCGGCACATTCTTCGAGGTCTACAACGACGCCCCCTACAACATCCGTGAGGTCTCATGATCTGGGACATCGACATCGCCCAGATCTTCGCCGAGGTCTGGGTCTCCATGCGTATCGCCTACTCATGGCCCAGGCACATCACCACGCGCTGGACCAGCCGGCCCAGGGGGAAGTCTCAGATCCTCCCGCTCCCGCGAAGCTGGTTAGGGGGTTGGGAGTCCACCCCCCCTTGCTCCCACCCCACACACACCGAAAGGCGCCACCATGCGCAAGCTCATTGCATCTGCCCTCCTCATTGCTTCCCTCACGGGATGTGCAGCATCGACGCTGCCCGCCATACCCTCACCCGCCCCGTCCGTATCGGACACCGTGCTCGGCCCGGATCCCACGGAGGCCTACGCATGGGAGATCTTTGACCACGGAGGCGGAGCGGCAAAGCTCATCGTCAACCCTTCCCGCCCGTACAAGGTGGAGTTCATGGCCGCCACGCTGGAGTACCCCTCATGGGCGGATGCCAAGGATGCGATCATCCCGGGCAAGGATGGGCGCTGGTACTGGTTCCACGCCACCTACCTCGACTGACCCCTGTCAAGCCCATTCTTGACATTGATTTGACATTGTCTTGACATTGTGGTAGAGTAGTTCTCGTTGGGCCCGGTGTGTTCACTCCACCGGGCCCGACCCCCCACCACCAAGGGGGGTTGGACCCCCACCCCCCTTCCCCACCCCAGCCGAACGGAGCACGCCATGCCGGACACACTCACTCCCGAACAGATCCGCTACTCCCACCTTGTGGATGACAGCGAACGTCAGCGGACCCACGCACTGCGGACGATCCGCCGCCAGAATGTCCTGCTCGATGACGCTCTGCACGCTATCCGCAACGGCTCCTACGCTACGGCCGAGGAGTTTGTGGAGCGTGCGCTGGCCGCCCTCACTGCGGAGGCGGACCTGCTCGCCACCCGTGCTCCCCTGCCCGACTGATCCACGCTCCACCCGCTGTACGGAATACACACGCAAAGACCCCCCACTTTGGGGGGTTGGACCTCCACCCCCCACCCTGAAAGCGAGCACACCATGTCACGTTCCGGCACCACTACCTACGTCACCGCCCTCCCCGAGTGCGACATTCACAAGTACGTCCTCGGCACCCCCGGAATCACCGCCAAGTACGACAAGCGGACCCGCACCGGACAGTGGGGGTATGTCTGCGAGGGATGCTTCCTCACGGAGACGGACGGCCAGCTCGGCACCGGCTACGGGCAGGAGCTGATCCTGGGCGAGCGCCCCACGCCGGACCGGCAGACGGAGGTCGCCGCCGCGCTGGCCGCCGGCGACCTGGCCGCGCTGGAGGATGCGATCGGCGACGGCGATCCGGCCGACTTCTTCTAAACCCCAAGGGGGGTGGGACTCCACCCCCCTTCCACCCCCACCCCGGAAGGCACACACCATGACGGCCACCACCACGCTCCTGCGCACCGACTTCGCATCCACCACTGACGTCCGCATCACCGATACGCCACGGTCCCCCTCCGCCACCGGCTACGGGCCGAAGATCCCCACCCGCTACATGCTGGAGTACGGGGGGCGCTGGCGCCGGGTCTACATGATGGTCTACGGGAACTCAGGCTCCCCCTACGTCCTGGTCCACGGACAGGTGCACCACCTGGATCTGGATACCGAATGGTTCATCCAGCTCTATGCCGAGGAGGCAGACCGTGGTCACTGAACACACCAACACCGTCTACAACTGCGCCACCTGCGCCGAACCCAAGGGCCGGCACCACCGCACCCACGACTGGATGCACCTGCGGGGTGACTCGCTGTGCGATGACGCCGCCGAGCCCGTCCCCGTGCGCCTCCCGGTGCCCGCCCGGTATGATGCGCAGCTGGCGCTGCTCGACTACGTCCACCGCGACTGAACCACCACACACACCACCTTTGGGGGGTTGGGACCCCACCCCCCTGTTCGAGAGGATCTTCCCCATGCCCAAGCTGCTCCCCGTGCACTACCAGACCCACCCGCTCACCGCCCACTGCGGCACCTCGCCGCTGGACCCGGACGTCAAGGCCATGATCGGCACCTCCGATCCCGCCGGCGTCACCTGCTCACGGTGCATCACCTCCCCCTCGATGTCCGGGATGGAGCCTGTCTCCCGTGAGGAGTACGGGGCGCTGGTCCGGCGGGCCCGCACCTCGCTCAGGGATGCGATCGAGCCGCTGGACGAGTGGATCGAGCGGACCCGGGCCGAGGACGAGGCGCACTTCCAGCGGATGCTGGCCCTCGATGAGTGGTACCGGTCCACCCCCTGGTGGGACATCATCACCCGCAAGTACATCGCCCGTGCCATCTCCCGTGCCGAGGCCGGGGCATGAACACCTTCACCGCCACCCTCCTGCTGGAGACCGGGCAGCTGCGCCACGTCCACATCATGGCACCCACCGCCCACGAGGCACGGAGAATCATCGCGTCCTGGATCGGCAAGCAGCACACCGATGCGGTCCGTCTGGTGAACCTCGCCGGGGTGGGCATCACGCCGCGGCACCGTGCGCCCTCGCCCACGGCACAGCGCTCCCTGCTGGCGGCCATGATCTCGGCCGGCCTGCTCCTGCTCCTGCTCCTGCTCATCCTCACCCGCTAGAAACCAAGGGGGGTGGACCTCCACCCCCCTTCCAACCACGTAAGGAACACACCATGGGTTATGACATGTACATCAACGCCGAGCTGACCGAGGCCGAGGCGCTGGCCAAGGACGCCGCCGAGCAGCTGCGCAACGACGCGGTGAAGGCGCGGGATGCACTGCCCGCCGAGCGCCGGAACACCCCCGAGTGGGAGGCGGCCCAGCAGAAGGTGATGGACGCCTTCGACCACGCCTCCACGTTCGACCTGAACTACTTCCGGCTCAACATCTGGGGCATGGGCCGGTGCCGGGGCTACATGGAGGAGCGGGGCATGATCTACCACACCTCCAGCGCCGACGCCGGAGAGTGGCCCGACTACGAGGAGCCGGAGCAGGCCGAGGGCGAGGACACGGACGCCTGGTATGCCCGCATCGACGAGTACGACGAGGCCCACAGCCAGCGCACCGCTCCGCTCCGGTCCTTCCATCCCGAGGGAGGGGACACCATCCCCTCGCACAAGTTCGGGTCCAATGACGGCTGGCTGGTCACGGAGGACGAGTGCAAGGCGGCGGCGACAGTCAATGCGCTGGCCGATCCGCCGACCTTCATGGACGAGGACGGCGAGACGAAGCCGGTCGAATGGTGGCCGGAGTGGATCGCCTTCCTCGAACGGGCCGCCACGCACGGCGGCTTCCGGGTCCACTAACCAACCAACCCAAAGGGGGGGTGGGACTCCACCCCCCCTTACCGAAAGGATTGCCATGATCGCCGCCACCCTGCACGGACCCAGCTACGACTCCATCAACTACGACTTCGATTCGATCGAGGTGTTCGCCTCGCTCGAAGAGGTGATCGAGGCGCTGTTCGAGCGCTACTCCTCCAACGGGCAATTCACCTGCGAGGCCGCCTACCTTGACGGGCACACCGACTCCACCTACTACCCGGCCTTCGACCCTGGCACCTACTTCACCTGCTACCGCATCGCCGACATCGAGGACGACACCGACCTCGAGGGCCAGCGGCTGGAAGCACACACCGCGGTGCACGGCGGCTGGCGGGACTACACCGTGACGCTGGTGCAGTCCGAGGAGGGCGCGCTGTCCGTCACGGTGGAGAAGGCAGGCATCTGATGCACGGCCCGCCCCGCTGGCTCATGATCGTGGCCCTCGCCGGGAACCTGGCCTGCGTCCTGTTCGGGTCATGGCTGGAGCTGCGGCTGGCCTGCGCTGTCGGCGCCGGTATCCTGATCCGCTCCCTCGCCATACCCCGGGACAGGCCGGCGCGCCGTGTCCGCCGCTGACCAGCGCCGGCACCTGAACCTGCTCATCCTCATCACCCTCATCAGCGCCCCGCTCCAGTGGGCGCTGGACCTGATCATCTAAGGAGAGATCCATGGTTGCCAACCCCGAAGTCGGAGCGCCCAAGCTCCGCAAGTTCTACGTCACGTTCGGTGTGCAGTATGCCCACGAGCAACACCCCTACTGGCAGGGCGCCGACCCCGACGGCTGGCTGCTGGTGCTGGCGCCGGACGAGGAGGCCGCGCGGAACCTGGTGCGGACCTTCATCGGACTCAAGTGGGCGTTCCTCTACGACGCCTCACGGTTCAACGAGAGCGAGGACCGCCGCCACTTCCCGAAGGGGGAGCTGGCGCAGATCGACACCAACGGCGGGATCCGCACCGCCAAGGGGGGTGTACCCCCAACCCCCCGGTTCGGCACCTCCGACCCGGAGTACTACGGCACCGAGGCCGACGAGGTGGTGGCCGCCCGGATCGAGGGCCACCTCAAGGTGGACCCGGACACGGAGAAGTACGACGTCGAGTACGTCCACCGGGGCTGCCTGGCCGAGGGGCTGGAGCTGTTCAGCGGCATCATGGAATCCGACGCCGCGGTGCTGGCCTCCGAGCTGGACTGGTCCGTGCCCTACGAGTGCCCGGTCTGCGAGGTGTCGATCACATGAGCATGTGGATGAGCGAGTACGAGATCGAGGAGATGCTCCGGTTCACCGCGATCCATGAACTGCCGGTCGCCCGGCGCGGTGCCGAGGTGCTGGCCCGGCTCATGGGCTGGACCAACACCGTCTCGGACGGCTGGCCGTACTGGGCCAAGCCGTCCCGGTCGGCAGCCAAGCTGATGACCCTGCTCGACACCACCTACCGGGCCCACTACCGGGGCGGGCATGGCGACATATCCGAGGAGGACTTGAAGAAGGCGATCACCCCGATCAAGGCGTTCCTCACTCGCCAGGACGTGGACCCCGAGGACAAGGTGCGGATCGTTGGCTAGGCCCGTGCACTACCGGGCCGGGGACTTCACCAAGTCCCGGGAGTTTCCCACCGCCTGCATGACCCGCGGCTTCTCCACCCCGGACACGGATCTCGTGACGTGTCCGGGGTGCAGGGCCACCGTTCCGTTTGCCAAGGCAGAGCACGGCTACCGCGAGGTGGTCGAGGCGCTGCGCTACCCGAAGGAGGACCACCCGTGCCTGCTGAACCAACGAACACCCTGATCCATTTCCGCGACACCCCCGGTGACGCGAACGCCTGCGGCGCCCATCCCTCAGTGTTTGCCGCCAACGAGTTCTCCCGCTCCCCGGGCCGGGTGACCTGCTTTGCCTGCCGCAAGTCCCTGACGTTCCGGGTGTTCCAGCTGGAGCGCGGGGGCGTGGACTTCAACCCGGTCCACTGGATCAACCAGATGTGGCAGGCCGAGAACCAGCGGAAGGCGTATGCCTGCGGCCTGCGGCACGGCAACGGCTCCTCGATGCAGGAGGACGTGGACTGTGTGGTCTGCCGCCGGGTCATCGACGCCGAGGCCGGGGGGGTCGAACCTCCGGCCCCGGTGAAACTCTCCGGAGTGATGCAGGAATCCCCTGAAATGCAGGCGCTGCACCGTGCCGGGCTGGCGCACATCGTCAAGCGCGGGCTCAACGCCGGGACCAACGACGCCGAGCACGAGGCGCTGACCGAGCTGGCCGACGCCCTCGGCCTGGTCTACGACGACGACAGCGAGAGCTACCACTGAACAACCAAGGGGGGTGGGACCCCACCCCCCCCTTCCTGAAAGGACGCCCATCATGGCAATCGAAGAGACCGACTCCGGTGCGCTGGTCATCACCGGCCCGGACATTGACACCTACGCCCTGCTCACCCTGGCCCATGCGCTGGCGATGAAGATCAACCACGGCATGGAACTCTCCCGCATCCCGGCGCTGCAGGGGGCGAAGAACCTGGGCATCATCCCGAGGGACAAGCGCGGCAACACCAAGACGGCGCTGCGCCTGACGGTCCAGAAGCTCCGTGAGGTGCGCCCCGACTACGAGCCCACCGCGCTGATCACCAAGGCGCTGGTCAAGTGAAGATCGAGGAGGTCTACCACCTGGCCGCGATCACGGACGAGTTGCTGCCGGCGTGCCGTGCCCACCTGACACCGCACGTCTCGCCCCTGCCCACCCTCGACAGGCCCAAGGTCAACTGCCCGGACTGCCTGCGGATCATAGACCAGAGGCCGCTGACCCTCGGGGAATACTGGGCCGCCGGCCAGGCGGTGCACTACATCCGCACGGTGGACTGGGCCGCGAAGAACAGCGCGCCCTACCGGTGCGGGGCGATGACCGGGCACGCCTCCACCAGCCGGGAGGATGTCACCTGCTCCGACTGCCTCGATCTGCTGGATGGGGGGTGGGACCCCAACCCCCTCCACACTCCGCCGAGGATGGAGAACGCGAACGGCCTGACCGACGGGGTGTTCACCTTCCATGACACCCACATCCAGGGCGCCACGCTGGAGGTGGTGCCGCAGACCACCGGCAACGTCGAGATCAGCATCACCTACGGACCCGACGACGGATACCTGTTCACTCTCCACCACCTGGACCGGGCCGACCTGCTCCGGGCCCTGCTCCACGACTTCCACTACTCACCCGAAAGGGGTGGCCCGCATGACGAGACAGATTGAGATCGACTGGTTCCACACCGAGACATTCACCGCCACGGTCGAGGTGGACGATGACTTCGACCTCGCCGCAGATGATGCGGACGAGGTGCTGGAGGAGATCATCACTGGCATGGACCAGCCCGAGTTGAGCGCGGCCTTCACCGGCTGCCTCGAACGGGAGATCACCGGCAAGAAGGAGGTAGGCAGTGATCAAGTTTGAGATCAACGAGTTCCCGTTCGCGCTGACCAACGACCAGTGGGCCACGGCCACCGGGATCATGAGCCAGGACTGGACCCGGGACTACGACATCGTCGAGGGCGATCAGGGCCACGGCCTGGTGTGGCTCTGGGTCCACTACGGCGACGCCGAAGGTCTGGTGCCCAGCCGCTACTGGATCGAGGCGGACGGCAACGTCTCCCTGGTCGAGGACGTGGACTGGGACTGGGACGAGGGGGGTGGGAACCCAACCCCCCAGCCGGAACGGGTCGAGATGGATGCGCTCTATCCCCACGGCCCCGGCGAATCCGCCGAGGCGTGGACGAACCGGGTCCTCTCCCACTCCGCCGAGCATGGGGTGAACCGGCAGTGCTCGCTGGGCTGGCACGGGGAATGCTCCGACCGCTCCGGGGAAACCTGCCGGTGCCTGTGCCACGACGATGCCACCCGCTGGTTCTCGGTCGAGGGTGACATCACCAGGGACGGTGCGCCGTTCGTCCTCCGGGCAGAGCAGGGCAAGCAGCGCTGGCCGGCCAAGCCGGACGACCCGGCCACCATGTGGGCGGTATGGATCATGGCCACATCCGACGAGGACGCACGAATCCGAGCTATCAAGAAAGAGGAGGCCCGCCGTGGCTAAGAACGCTTACATCACCCAGGACACCGGCGAGACCGTGGTCCACACCGCACCGCATGGCCGGGACGACAAAGACGGCTACAGCCTGGACGGCTACGACTGGATCGACGCCGCCGCCACCACCAACTGGCATGCCTGCTCCGGCTGGGGCAGGGACGGCTGGGATGCGGGGCAGTGGCCCTACGTCATCCTCACGCTGGCCAAGGGGCAGGACGAGGTGGGCCCGTTCTACGGAATGACCACCTACTGCGAGGGGGATCTGTCCACCACGTTCTACCGCTCCCAGCAGGAGCAGTGGAAGGCGATCACCGAATGGTGCCGCTGGAACTGGAACCACGGACAGGGCGACGGGCCCCGGCTGCCGCATCCGATCGAGGACCCGGCCGACCGTGAGGTCTACGGCCGACCGTTCGGCGACGAGTACGACGGGAAGGTGGCGGCATGAACGCCGAGGAATTGAAGGCCGTGGCCGGGCAGCTGGACGCCACGAGGGACGCGCTGGACACCGCGGTGTATGCCGCGCTGGCTCCGGACCCGAGGCCGGCCATCGACATCTGCACGATGGTGGGGCTGGACTGGGGCACGGAGGCGAAGGATCTGCGCAGCTCCTTCCTCCGGCTGGAGGAGCAGGGCAGGGCGCAGCTGCGCTACGGCCAGGGCTGGGCGAGGGTGGTGCCCGATGCGTGAGCAGATCGAGAAGCTGGACGCCCTGCTCAAGAGCATCGAGGCGGACGTCAACGCCACCAAGGGCGAGGGGGCGAACATCAACCCCACCGCACGGGAGATCCGCCAGGCGCTGGCCGAGGCGCTGATCGTCTCGGCCCGGCTGATGGCGGACACCACCCCGTCCCCGGTCAGCTACGCCCCCTGCATCACGGGCAAGGTCGAGGTCGAAGGTGCGGTCAGTGAGTTCATGATCCCGCTGGAGGACGACAGCGTCCGGTACTCCCAGTGGGGTGCCGGGAACATGGCGCTGTGGCCGAGGGTGGACCTGATGGAAGGGATGGCCGACGCCGCCCGGGAGTGGTACGCCGACAACCGTCCCGAGGACGAGGAGCAGGAGGACGGCAATGCCTGAGCGATACCCGAGGTCCGCGCTGCTGGTCAACCGGCTCTACTACTGTGCCGTCTCCGAGGACTACTTCTACACCCCGGACGGGGTGGGCCTGATCTGGTTCGAGAACAGGGCGCAGGCGCTGGACCAGGTGGGCACGTTCGGCAAGCCCGTCATCACCATCCACCAGTACCCCGAAGATTGATCAACCAAACATTCCCCTGAAACGAAGGGGGGTTGGACCCCCAACCCCCCTTCCAATCAAGTACCCGTCAACGAACTTATCCACATATCCACAGAAGGAATCCACATGTCGCACTCCACCGTTCTTGTAGTTCTCTCCGACGCCGACGTTGCCGAGCACGGCATCGAGGAGGCGCTGGCCCAGGCGCTGGCCCCGTTCGATGAGAACAAGGAAACCCCGCAGTACATCGCCAAGACCCGGGCCGAGCTGATCGAGGGCGAGCGGGCCGGCATCATCTCCCGCCGGGACGGGCTGTACGCCGAGTACCTGGCCGACCCGGCGGCCTACCGGGAGAAGGCCAAGCACAACCCGGCCCACTTCACCTACATCTCCGAGGAGTTCCCGCAGAACATCCTGCCCAGGCTGCACGACGAGGAGTTCCTGTACGCCGAGGCCACCAAGTACGATGCCGACCGGCTCAACGAGGACGGGGACCTGCTCTCCACCTACAACCCGCTCTCGAAATGGGACTGGTACAGCATCGGCGGACGCTGGTCCGGCTCGGTGCTCAACGCCACCGAGACCATCCACCACGAGGCCGTCGTCCACTCCCCGACGTGGACCGATCCGGCGTGGGATGAGCAGGTCGGCGGGGTGGACTACCTGCAGAAGAAGGATCTGGTCCAGCGCCGGTCCACCTTCGCCTTCCTGGACCGTGATGGGCAGTGGCACGAGAAGGGCCGGATGGGCTGGTTCGGCATGGTCGCCGACGAGCAGGAGCAGCAGGCATGGGATGACCAGCTCACGGCGCTGGTCGACAAGACCGAGGACGACGACTGGCTTGTGCTGGTCGACGTCCACATCTGATCCGCACCACCACACACACCACGGAAGGACATAGAACCATGGGCTACAACGTCAGCATCACCGGCGCAGACTTCACCATCACGGAGGACAAGCTGCCCGCCGCCTTCGAGGCGATGAAGGCGCTGAACAAGCGCGACGAGCTCAAGACCGGCGGCGCCTGGGGCCAGCTCCCGGACGGCAGCTACGGCCAGACCGAGGTCTGGTTTGCCTGGATGCCGGCCAACTACGACGAGACCTGCAAGGATGCCGCGGCGATCTTCGAGGAGCTGGGCTTCGACGTCGAGGACGATAGCGTCGACGGGGTGCAGGTGCTGCGCCTCACCGGCTACGACTCCAAGACCGGCGCCGAGAATGTGTTCCTCGAAGCCGTCGCTCCGTTCGTCACGCCGGGTTCCTACCTCGAGTGGGAGGGCGAGGATGGGGACCGCTGGCGCAACGAGTTCAACGCCGAGGGAACCCGGACCCGCACCGGCTACACCGCCTGGGAAGAGTAACCAACCAACCCCGAGGGGGGTGGGACCCCACCCCCCTCAACCTGAAAGGAATTGCACACCATGGGAACACGAGGACTGATGGGCTTCGCCGCCGACGGCGTGGTCAAGGCAGCGTACAACCACTTCGACTCCTACCCCGAACACCTCGGGGTGAGCATCTTCCGCTGGGCCTGCGATGCGGACCTCGAGGATGCCAAGGCCAAGTTCAAGGTGCTGGAGGACGTCGACGAGAACGCCGAGCCCACCCCCGAACAGATCGAACGGCTCAAGCTGGCCGGCTTCGACCCGTCCGGGGTCAGCACCGGAGCCGACTGGTACTCCTGGCTGCGGAATATCCAGGGCGATCCCGAGGCCACGCTCAACTCCGGCTACATCGCCAACAACCTGGACTTCGCCACCGACTCGCTGTTCTGCGAATGGGCCTACATCGTGGACCTGGACAACAAGCTGCTGGAGGTCTACCGCGGCTTCCAGCAGGACCCGCACAGCTCCGGCCGGTTCGCCTCACCGGCGGCCAGCGACGGGTACTACCCGGTCAGGCTGATCGCCACCCTGCCGCTGAATGCCGACCTGCCCAACGATTTCTTCCTGACCAGGGTCAGCGCCGCCAACATCTGACCCACCACTCAAGGGGGGTGGGACTCCACCCCCCCTTCCCCGAAAGGACACACACCATGAGCGACGAACGCATTACCACCAAGCAGATCGGCGTCCCCGATGACACCGACGGCACCCACATCCAGACCGAGTACGGCTGCCGGTTCCCCGACGGGCACCACGAATGGGGCAGCTTCACCTCCAACGGCAACGTCCCGTTTGCCTACGCCTCGATCATCCCGACCTCCGGGAAGGAGTACAGCACCCGGGCCATGCAGGAATGGCGGGCCAGCCTGGAGCGGAAGGCGAGGAGCGCATCCATCCACCCGGCCGAGTTCATCGAGGAGCACACGCTGGTCAAGCGCACCGTCATCCTGGTCACCACCAGCGCAGAGGAGGTCTGAACATGGCCAAGAATCAACTGCCCCGGATCGACGGGCCCCGCACCGCAGCCCACATCCTCCGGGAAATCTCCGTACTTATCGAACAGCACGGCATCAGCTTCCCCCGGGTATCGTTCGGCGCCTACGACGGGGACACCGTCTCGTTCTATATCCACGGAACCACCGACCACAACGTGCCCTACTCTGACAAGGAGGGGCGCAAGCGGTCCAAGCAGCTGGACATCGAGAACCAGTTCAACCAGCTCGCTGAGTTCTGGGATGCGCTGGACGGGCCGCTGGAGTGGGTGGCCAACGACCCGTCGGCCGAGCACCAGAAGGATTACTTCCGGCTCTCGGCGCTGTACCGCGGCGCCAAGCTGGAGCTGTGGTGCACCCGGTCGGACATCGGGGAGTTCGTCGAGCAGGTCGAGTCGGGGCCGCAGGTGCTGACCGACGGGGACACCGTGCAGCTGGTGCGCCAGCAGGTCACGGTGTGGAAGCCGAACATCAGCATCGGCCGGCGGGCGACCCCGGCCTACGAGCTGGAGGCGGCGCCGCTGGTGCTGGCGGTGGAGGCGTAATGGCCCGGGGGCCTGTCAAGTAGCCTCATCTTCCCACAAAATTGACATAGCCTGGACATTGTGATACACTTGTCTGGCACGCCGGCTGTCCGGACAGCGTTTTGGACAGCCGGCACCGACCGGGGTGGACCTCCACCCCCCGACGAGGAGGAACTAATGCTGTGAGCAATGACTCTGCATACATCTGGGCCGGCGAGCACTTCTGCAGCGTCGACACCCGGTACCTGTACGACTACGAACCGCACCGGATCCACAACCCGGAGATCGGGTTCCCCGTGAAGCTCGATGCAAAGCCCCACCCGCCGACATTCTGCTCGCGCTGCCTGCAGTGGTTCGACGATCCGGAACAACCGACCGAGGGGTTGGAGCCCCAACCCCCCACGACCAAGGAGACCGAATGACCAAGGCATCCACCACCTTCATGATGGAGACGCCGATCCTGCTGGAGGCGCTGGCCAGGGTGGCGCACTGCACCCCGGAGGACGCCGCCGAACACCTCGGCGGCCTCGACGGGGACACGCTAGTGCAGGGCTACACCGTGGCGGAGTTCATCGAGCACTACGCCCCGGCCGGAGGTACGGCATGAGCCGCCGCTACGTCGTCTCCGCCCAGCGGGGCGGGAGCCGCAAGCCTGTCCTCTCGGTCAAGTACGACAACCCCGAGGATGCACTGAACAGTTTCGTGGCGGCGCTGGCCGGCGCCGGGCATGGCGATGCGGCGGTCGCCAAGCACATGAGGGCGCTGACCACGGTGCTGCTCCAGGGCGCCAGGGGCATGGCCGTGCTCGACCCGGACCTGCAGGGATCGGTCGAGATCAGCGCCATCGTAACAAGATAATGTTCATTCAATGGTAGGATTGAATCCTGCCGCCAACGCAGGACCAATCAAAGGAGCACCACTTCATGAAGGGGAAAATCGTCAGCCAGATTCCCGGCGCCCGCAAGTCACCCATCGACTGGGACGGACCCGCCACCCTGGCAAAGCTGAGCGGCCAGCCCGTGCTGGCAGCCGTCCACATCCGGGACTCGCTCATCAAATCCGTACGGCAGTACAAGCGCCCGCCATTTGTGGAAGATGACGGACGCATCATCGTCGAAATGCGCAACTCACAGACAGACACGGACGGGATGCGCTACGGCGACGTCTACTTCCGCTGGCAAGCAACCACGAAAGAAGGCTAATCATGGCCGGAGAAACCCTCGTCACAGTTATCGGCAACCTGACCGGCGATCCCGAGCTGCGGTTCACCCCGTCCGGGTCCGCCGTCTCGAACTTCACCATCGCCTCCACCCCGCGGACCTTTGACCGCCAGAGCAATGAGTGGAAGGACGGCGAGACGCTGTTCCTGCGCTCCAATGTGTGGCGGGAAGCGGCGGAAAACGTCGCCGAAACCCTTGTCAAGGGCATGCGCGTTATCGCCCAGGGCTACCTGAAATCCCGCAGCTACGAGACCAAGGAAGGCGAGAAGCGCACGGTCATCGAGTTCGAGATCCAGGAGATCGGCCCGTCCCTGCAGTGGGCATCCGCCAAGGTCAGCCGCACCCAGCGGTCGGGATCAGGCGGCGGCAACGGCGGGGGCGGGCAGCGTTCCGGCGGCGGCCAGCGCAGCCAGGGCGGGAACCAGGGCGGCGGCTTCGGCGGCGGCCAGCAGGGCGGGCAGCAGGATGACCCGTGGGCCACCCCGGGCAGCAATGCGGGCGGCGGCTGGGGCAACGGCCCCGATTCCGAGCCGCCGTTCTAGGAGGGGTGGGACTCCACCCCCCACCAGCAGCACACATCCCCACCTACCAACAGGAGACAAGCATCATGGCAACAACACGCAAGACAGCAGCGCAGAAGGCAGCCGAGGCGGCCGAGCGCGAGGAGTACACCGGCACCGGCAACCACGATGCGGCCGAGGCCGCAGTGGCACGGGTCGAGGCGGCGGCCGGCGGCGAGCCGGGCAAGCTGGCGGCCGAGCCGGGCAAGGAACTGACCGACGTGGTCGACGACAAGGGCAAGCGCCTGAACGTGCAGCAGCTCAAGAACAAGCTGCGCAATGAGGCCGAGCGCGAGGTGCTGGACAAGCACCGTGACGAGGTCATCACCATCACGGCGGCCAAGTACGAGGCGCACAACCTCGAGTACGTCCGGCGCCTGACGGACGAGGAGAAGGCGGCCAAGGCAATCGAGGAGTACTACCGCCAGTTCCCGAACCTGCGCCCCGAGACGGTGGTGCAGGCCGACCCCATCCCGGTGGACCCGGAGCCGGGCACGGACGAGCTCGCCGACGTCGAGGCCCGCGAGGGCGAGTAACCAAAACGATGATCTTACCCCGGGGAGCTTTGGCTTTCCTTGGGTTAGGATCGACCCGGAATACAGAAGCGCCCCCCGACG